TTGTCGTCCACCTCGTCGGTCGAGCCCTTGTCGTCCACCTCGTCGGTCGAGCCCTGGTCGTCCACCTCGTCGGTCGAGCCCTGGTCGTCCACCTCGTCCGTCGAGCCCTGGTCGTCCGAAAAAAGTACTTTTAAGAAAGAAAGTTCTTATCTTTCCGAGATAACAAGAGCCCATGAAGCAATGATTCCATATTCACCTTCTGAGGATGAAAATGTAAATCTATTAAATTAAATCGACGCTAAATCATTCATGTTCTTCAAAGAACATGAATGCTTCCAATATTAGAGAAAGTTGTTACTTTTTCATAAAGAACCAGATAATGACGAGAATGAGAACAATTAAACTGATAATTACCCAGGGATTTTTTAAGTAATCGGTGAAAGAGGTTGGCTGTTCGGCTGTATACGCTCCTTGGTAACCTTCTGGCATTAAAGGCGGACGGACGTTTGTTACCATTTTCGGACGTTGATTATCTTTGAAATAGGCCATTTTGTACAGTTATGAAATTTTTCTTACAGTTATGAAATTTTTCTTACAGTTATGAAATTTTTCGTACAGTTATGAAATTTTTCTTACAGTTATGAAATTTTTCTTACAGTTATGAAATTTTTCTTACAGTTATGAAACTAGTTGGCTATGGTAGGCTTTATTTTTTAGCTTTACAATAGTTTTCCACCCGAGGCCTGTTTGGATCGTACAGATGGTGACGTTCAGCTCGGTCGAGAAGAGATTGAAAAATATCCTTGAAACGATCGCCGTGTCCAATTTCCGGACAAAGAGTATGCGCCAGTTCGTGTAAAGCCACGTAGGTCAACATGTTGTCATCGTAAGTAACTCCATCGGACTCGGTACAGAGATAGATTTTCTGTTTATTAATCGTGTAGGAAGAGGTGCCTTTCATTAGTTTTACATGATTAAATTCAGGAAATACGGGTAAAAGTTTACTACGAAGGCGATTAACAGTCGGTTCATTTTCCAGAAAGGTTTCATGTTTAGTTCTTAAAAAGAACCAGAAGACGACAATGGCTATTAATAATAGGAAAAGTAAAATTGTACTCATATTTTATTGTGTTAGAATTTACTTGTCTTAGACTTTATGATCCTTAAATCCTTGATACTTGTTGAAAGCCAGAAACTGCAATATAGTATCACAAACATCGTCCTGTTTTTCTAATTTTTGAATGGCATTAATTATGGTGTCGTTCTTGACGTCGGCCAGTAAGCTTATAGTTTTGGTCACAGACCAGCGTTTTAACTGGTGATAACTAAGTGTGTTCTTGCCTAGAAAGTGACGACTTTTCAAACTAGACGGTACCAGTATGACAGACTTTTCGGGCCATTTGATTTGAAAATAGGACCAAACGTGTTGTCCCAGTTTAACAGCTCGACTATTGACTTTCATTTGTTGTTCAATCAAGACGGTTTTAACGTTTGGCATTTCCGAGTCCGCATTCAAGATATCCGTAACACGTGAACAGGATTGTAAGACAGATTGTTTGCTGTTGCTTAATAAATTAACGTGAACAATTGAAAGGATTAAAGGACCGGCTTCGGTGGTTACTCCCAGACAGTAGGCAAAATTCTTTTCACCAATGTCGAAACTTAGTGTTTTCATGTTTACCAAGTTATAGTCTGTTTTCTTATTTGAATAGTGCCACTTCTGTTAAAAAAGTAAATTATAAAGATAAAATGGACTTGTCGAAAGAGTTTTTACGAAATGTGTTGAAAAGTACAAACTTGGAAGAGCGTTACATTCCTATTCTACTCAATAGGATAGATGATTATCAAAAGGCTTTCACTAGTAAAGCCTACGACTCGGTCAACAATTACGAACTGTACGAGATACTTGGTGACGCTACTGCTAATTGGGCCTTGTTATGGTACTTTTATCGTACCTTTCCTCAGCTTCACTGTGCCAATGGCGTTAAAACCTATGCGCGCCTTAAAATTAATTATTCAGACACTGAGTCTTTTAGTCGAATTGCCGACTCTTTAGGCTTTTGGCCGTATATAAAGGCCAATGATGATGAAAAGCTGGCGAGCAAACCTAAATTATTAGAAGACGTTTTTGAGTCCTTTATCGGCGCCACTTCAGTCTTTCTCGATGATCATTTCGGTTATCCAGGCGTTGGCGCCCAAATAGTCTATAATATAATTGCCAGTTTGTACGATAAGATTGACATCTCACTAAAGGACGAGGACTTGTATGATGCCAAGACGCGTTTGAAAGAGATTTTCGACAAGGCTTCGGTTAAGGAACAATGGGGCAGTATTAAATATCAGCACATTGACGGACGAACCGATCTGTATTTTGTAAAAAATGCCATTTTTACAAAAATCTCAACAGGCTATGGTAATACTAAAGTCTCGCAGGAGAAGGAGGCTGCTAAGCAGGCGATTGCCTATTTAGCCCAACGTGGAATCGACACCAAGAAGAAGGTTCGCCTCTTGTGCGAACCTTAATTGGGAAAGGCGAATATCATCACCATGGCGCCGACAATGGTACCGATCAGTAGAATCCAAAACCAGGTAGCCGTTCGTACGTACAACAGCCCAATAACCACCATAATGACAATAAACATGACAATGGCAAAGAATTTACAAGACGACAGGCTTTGTCCTAAAAATGTTGTCGGAATATCGTATCCTTCAACGACGTCGACACCTAAACGGGCCGAGTCCAATACATCCCAATCTTGTCTGTCATTAGCAGCCATGGAGTAAATTTCCTCTACACTAACCATTTTTATTTAGTCACTAGATTTTATTTGGCTCGAATAAGCTGAATTACATTTTTCTGACAGTGGGACATCTTTGGAAAAATGTAATTGAATAGTTAAAAATGATAATTAACAATGAAGTGGTTGACGTCTACTTGCTGGATAATGTTCAATCCATTGTCAATAGGATAGCTGGAAAGTACGGTACTTTGCCCAAGTATTTGGAATTTACTCCTTTACTGGATTTGAACAGTGATGTCAATTACACCGCCGTCAATCTGTTAGATTCAGTTCAAAATCTGACAGACTATCAATACCCTGACCTGCCCGATGAGTATTATTCAAAAGTGCCTCGTTCCAAGCTGGAGGCTTTCTTTGTTGCCACACACCAGGGTCTAGCGGAAGCATCATCCATGGCTGACAGTTTCGTCTTCTCCGTGCTATTGCAGACAATGAGTAATCTGACGAGTAATACAGCTTCTAATCTATGGAACGGCCGAAAGATTTTGTTGGACGAGTTTGCCCGTGAAAGGGCTGAACTGGAGAAAGCTAATCAGCAATACCTGGTAATGGCCCGAGAGTTTGAAAACGTTCCACCAGTGGAGTACACGCCTTTCCAAGCCATTAAATCACAATTCACCATTGATTTTGGTTCAACTAATGAGACACTGGAAGAGATATTCAATTCAATCCGGTTAACAAAGAATGTCCCGTACGCCAACATGAACAGCTTTTATAAAGTGTTTTACAACTTTCATCCCATGCCAGATTGGTTGGACATTGAAACGCGCGACATAATCTTCCTTCAAGTCAATGGTGAAAAGGATGATCTGATCAAGGAGTCGAAAAATCTCTATAAAAAGTATTCAACAGCGGCTTTTGCCTTGATCGGACAGCGCTTATATGCCACCATGAATTTGAACATTGGCCCAAAAAATCTCAAACAGGATGATTACATTCAACGAGTTACCTCTGTGTTTTCCTCGTCTTTGACCCCATTGAGCTTTGATCAAAAGATGGTCATTGGCTATTTCAATTATCCGTATCAGACCTTGTCGATTCCTGTGTGGAGCGAACTGGTTATGAATAATGCAATGTTTAATAACGTGGTAGCCATTAATGAATCTATTAGAGCTTCAAAGATGAAACAGAGCGCCTATATGCATTTCATTAAATCTCAATTCCCCTACGACATTGTATCGATTCAAACGTATGAAATTAATAAGCCAAACATGTACGGGACAATGCGAGAAGGGGACAAGTATACCAGAGCCCGTCTGAGAACGAGAAATAATAAAGATATTGTCAAATATCAGGAGATTCTAGGCCGTCTGTTCACCTTGTACAATAATGAAAAGGAGGCAGTTTTGGACTTTTACCTACAGTATGTGGACTTGCCCGACGAGAATATGGCAATCGAACCGGTCAATGACGATTCGGAAGACTCGCTTCGGCGACAAGCACCCGATCTATTTTTGCCCAACTATTCGCGCAAATGTGCCCATCGTCCGACCATTATTCGTTCCCAGGAAGAGGCTCAAGGTGCCGATACGTTAAAATTCCCACAATTCAACGAAGGTCCGGAACGCCTCTACTACTGTAATCATGCGACCCATCCGTATCCTGGATTGCGAGAAAACCCTCTGTCCAACAAGACCCGCTATCCTTTCATCCCTTGTTGCTATTCCGTTGATCAAGTCTCAAAACCGAATAGTAAATTAAATCGCTACCTGGAACAGAGGTCTAGAAGGAATAAGGGGGAAAGTGCCATTGTTGGAAAGTACTTGCAATCAGGCGAGACAGGTCCTTTGAAGCCTAATATTGAACAGTTTCTCACTCTTTTAGAACCGAATAAAATGAACTCCTTTCTACGAATGGGTATTCGACGAGGCCCGTTTACTTTTCTAGAAACGGTACTGACAGGTTTGAAAAGTACTTTATCCGAGGTACAGGCGCACGAAATGCTTAAGAGGGAAGAGGCGGTCATGTCCGCTAAACAGGAACTGTACGATGAAAGCAATGCCGACATAATGAATAAACTCAGCCAGGGTCCCTTAATTCCAACCCTATTTGTTCACACCCTGGAAGAGATCTTTAATTGTGATATATTTATTTTCAGCGATCAGTGTGTTGACGGTGACGGGTGTTTGGTTATTCCTCGACATGTTCACATGTACTTGAAGAATCAGCCGCGACGGCCGGTCGTCCTCGTTTACTATACCAAAGAGGAAAAGGGGTCGCACTGTGAACTAATTATTAGAAGGTCGAATGATGTCGATCAACCCATTGAGGACACCACATCTTTCAATCCTCAAGAGGCTTTCATTACCAATTTGTGGCTGGCTTTTCAAAAGCTGAATCGGACATTTGTTCTGGACTTGTTACTCGTGCCGGCCGATTTAAAACGTGTTCAAGTTGACGCCCAAATACTGGACTTGTACGGCAAATGTCGCGTTATTAATATTAAAAATCAGATTGAAAGTCTATCAATTATCACCGATCCATTGCCGCCTTTTGCTGCTAAACAGGCCAAAGTCCTTTATCGAGCCGAATTGGCAAGTATTCGCTATGTAGCCAAGTACCTGGGCGCCAGACTTTTGCTTCAAAGGGTAAACGAACAGGGACGAGTCCGCGAGGTTGACGGAATTGTCGATTCTGGTTTGAAAATAACATTCCTGTCTAACGACGTGGGACGTTTACACCATGTTCCTGTTGGCACCTCGCTTCGTTTCGAAACCTTGCGTGATCAAGCCAACACGGTGACCGAGTTCGGTCGAAAGAAACGTATTGCCCACATTCTGTACGAATACGCCAAACACGTATTTTCTCGATACCTGGTCGAAATCGAGGCCTCTCGACCACTCAACGACGATGACCAAGCCCTGTCCGACTTTGCCGAGCGCATAGTCATCAAGACAGGCCATACGTACACTATCCCGGCCAATTCTTTAATAACTGAAAATAATTCATTCGTCGAGAATGGTCTTTTAGTGGCACCTAGTGAAGAAGTGGCTAAGCGCCTCCTCTACATGCTAAAACTATACCAGAAAAGCCATTTTGATGAATTAATAGCGTACTATCAACAGGATCACATACGGGGCTTCTACGTTGATGCCGGAGATTTCCAGTACCAGTCTAACCAGATGGTTTACGACAGTGTCGACTCTCTGCGCGACATGATAAGTAAGCAGGAAATTAGTAATCGTCTCACCAAGTACATTAAGCCAGACAGTGAAACGCCTTACTTTTTCCACAATGAGTATCTGGCTAATACAATCTATTTAGCGGAAAATGCCGATTCGCTCACCAAGGCCGTGGCCATGATACAATTCTGGAATATGAATAACTACAATATCGGGCGCGACGCCTTATACACGGATGACGACACATTAGACCGACTAGCCGTGTACAGCTATCGCAATGAACAAGATATTGAAAAGATCAGTCCGGTCGGAGAAAGGACGGTGCGTGGCGCCGTTATCGCTTACAAACTTGACGGAAAAGCACGCTATACAGCCCTGATGGAAATATAAATAGCACAATGAACTATTTATATTTAAATGTACTTGGTGACGAATTGACGCATGTCCGCGACACTTCTATTTCCGTTGTATGGGATTCTTCGTCCGTTGACGTACAACAAGTAACTGGGGACACCTGATAGATTTGGATAAATGCTATTAATAATACTCTCAATATCCTTTTCACTTTGCCGCTCTCCGTCCATTTGAATAGTCATACATTGAATAAGACCTTCATTGGCCAGTTGTTGAAAAGCCGGTTTAGCTGAACGGCAAGCGCCACAGTACGAACCCTGAATCATAACGAAAACGGGCTTGTTGCCGAACGGACCGATTAAATCGCCTCGATCGTTAAAATCAGTTCTTTCTAGATACGCTACTGGAGTGACAAAGTCGGCCATTTTAAATGGACAGGAAAATTCGCCGCGACACGGATTATTAAATACCTCCTCATTTTACAAAACACCAATACCTAGGTTGTAAGCATTGGCGGAGGCGCACGGAGTCGCATCCGAGAAGGATCCTGCCGGCGCACTGTATGGAGTGACACTTGGACATCCAGTACAAGAGGGGGCCATTGCCTGGCTACTGTAGTCTCCACACGAGGGAGCGCCGTAAACGCCTTGAATGAACGTGCTGGGATTGCTCAAGTACAGCAATTGAGCATTGGACATGCTGTTGGACGAGCATGAAGAACCGTAATTTTGGGCATAGCCTTGGACTTTGTCAAGTGTTGATTCGACCAACATGGGAACGGAGGAATAGCGACAGCCAGGGTCTGATCCGGCCGCCCAAGAATTGCCATTGTAGGCCAGATCATAGGGCATCTGCTGTACACCGTCCCCTTTCCAGCCTAAATTATAATTAGCAGCCGTATTGCACAGGCATTTCGGCGCATAGTTGCTAACATCACCTTGACGGTAGACGTAATAAGTCGGCTTCATGACTTTGGTCGCCGCGCCTGAACAGCCACAATATCCCTCCTTCACTTGAAACCAATTACCGCCCAATAAAGCCGCAACGAATAATAATAGAATGAACATTACACTTTTACCCATTTTATCTGAGTGATATAAATTTATTAGCATGTTGAGGTATTTGATTTTTCCCCTTCTCCAAATACAGTGAAAAAATAAAGATGAACACTAGTAAACCCTTTGAATTGTTAAAAGAGTACTATGAACAGACTCACCTGGTCAGCCATCAAATTGACTCTTACAACTACTTTATCAGCCACGGCATGCAGGCCATTGTCGATCGCGAAGCCGATATCCCCGTCTATGCCGGCGCTGCCGACAAGGCGACCATGCTAATCAAATTCGGCAAAGTTCACGTTGAAAAGCCAAAATTTATTCATCCTAATCGAACAGTAATTCCTTTGTTTCCCAATGAGGCCAGACAAAGGAATATTAGCTACGAAGGCACTATATACGCTTCTCTTAAGATTATCAATTTGGAAACTAGACATGCCAGTGTCCACGAACAAATACCTCTGGGCAAGATTCCTGTCATGCTTCATTCCAATATCTGCAACCTCAACCGGGTTAACGGGGTTGAAAACTATGAGTGCTCCAAAGACCACGGTGGTTATTTCATCATTAAAGGCAAGGAAAGAGTCCTGGTCGGACAATTGAGACGAGCCTACAATCGAGTGTACGTTGAGGCGGTAAATGATGACAAGTACAACTTCATGGCCGAGATTAGAAGTTGCAACCCCCAAGGCATGTCTATTCTCATTCAATTGAAAATTATTAGTGCCACGTCGGAAATGTACTTTTCCCTGCCCTATATTAAATCACTCCTTCCCGCTGGCATGGTTTTCAAAGTGTTGGGAATAAGCACACAGGACATGATAAGTTACTGCCGCATTAAACCATGTGTCCATCGGGGAAAAATCATTAGTACTCTGATTCAACAGTACGATCAGATTGAAAACATTACCGACGCTATAGACTTTATCGCCGCCGAGTTGAACGATGAAAAGAAGGACGCCACCTACGTACAAACCATTCTCACCAAAGAGTTATTTTATCATCTGGGCAACCTTACGCCTGTAAAAGCTGGTAAGAATCTGGGCTACATGATTAAAAAGCTGGTCGACACCGTCTATAATGGCCGAGCTCTCGACGATAAAGACAACCTGGCCAATAAACGGTTAGACGGTGTCAATTCTTTAATCTCTTTCGTCTTTCAAGGCCTGTTTAAACAATTCATCAAAACAGTCACTAATCAGATGAAAGGCAAGAAGAATCCGGACCCGATCACTGTTCTCAAATCGGTAAACAACATTACGTACGGTCTCAATATGGTCTTTCTTTCGGGACAGTGGAACACGCAAAAGAGTTCATCCTTTACCAGGCTGGCCGTCTCTCAAGTGCTAGCCTCCCAAAATTTCAACTACGGATCAAAGCTATCACATTTGCGAAGAATCGAGTCCAATGTGGGAAAGAAAGGCAAGAATCCCAATGCTCGCCAACTACACTCGTCCCACTTTTCTTTCATTTGTCCTTATGAAACACCCGAAGGTGACACCGTAGGTATCGTTTGCAATCTGGCTCTTTCGGCCACCATCACATGCGAATCATCACCAGATGAACTCTATCTGGTAATTAGTCACTTTAACAACTTTCAAGAAGCCGATAACGGTCCTGTCCTAATTCTTATTAATGGCGCCATTGTCGGCACCGCCAAGGACGGACTCTCATTCACCCAGGAGTTTTTAGACTATCGAGAATCAGACATGATTGACAAGCAAGTATCCATCGTTTGGATAAAAAGTGAGAATGAAATTCATCTGCATTGTGATGATGGCCGCCTGATTCGTCCCCTGTTTTCCGTCAATGCAGCCAATAAAGCCAAATATCAAACGATAGACCAAACATGGGACCAGCACGTCAGTGCTGGCAATATTGTCTTTCGCGAAGTATGGGAGTTGGAATACGCTGTCGTGGCCATGTCAGAGTCAGATTTAACCAAGCATAAATGTGACTATTTAGAGATCTATCCAGCCGGGACCATGATGGCCGTCATGGCATCAGTTATACCTTTGTCCAATCATTCACAGTCGCCGAGAAATGCCTACCAAGCATCCATGGGTAAACAGGCCATCGGTATTCCTAGTGAGGCTTTCCAACACCGGTACGACACGACATTGAACGTGCTGAATATACCACAACAGCCCCTGGCACGAAATGAATTAATTCCCGTCTTACACTTTAATGAAATGTCTCACGGCGCTAATCCTGTCGTGGCCATAATGACCTACATGGGATTTAATCAAGAAGATTCTATAATTTTGAACAAGAGCAGTATTGACAGAGGCCTGTTTACGGTAACCACGTACAAGACCATTGTCGAAGAGGAGAAGAAGCGGGGCTCTTCCGACTTTGAAACCATCTGCCTGCCCAAGATTGAATATCGCAATCGAAACTTTGACTACTCGCTCTTGAACGAACAGGGTCTCGTGTGGAAAAAGAGCACATACCTGACCAAGAACACGGTCATCATCGGTAAGACGACAAATAAAATGGTTAAAAATGAACAAGGCGTCAGGGTTTTGAAGACGAGAGATGCCAGTATCGTTATTAAACAGGGCGAAGAGTGCTATTTAGATTCCGTCTTAGACACGATGAACAATGAAGGCGTTCGAGTTGTTAAAGTCCGCGTTCGCATTCCCAAAATACCAGAAATTGGCGACAAATTCGCCTCGTCCACAGCACAGAAAGGGACGTGTGGCATGATATACGGACAGCACGACATGCCATACGATAAAAACGGCATCTGCCCCGACCTTATCATTAATCCACACGCTATTCCCAGTCGAATGACGATTAACATGTTAATTGAAATGTGTTTCAATCTAGTCGGATGTAAACTGGGATTACACTTGGACGTAACTTCTTTTAAACACGAAAACATTGAAAAGGAGTTGTCCGAGTGGGCTGAACGAGCCAGCCTCTCAGAGTACACGACCACCTTATATTCAGCCTTTACCGGTGAAAAATTCCCCAATAAAATATTCATGGCACCGTGCTTCTATCAAAGATTGAAGCACATGGTGGTCGACAAGATACATGCCCGTGTTTCCGGACCTCTGGACACGTTAACCCATCAACCCGTTGCCGGACGAACACGCGATGGAGGTTTACGATTCGGCGAGATGGAAAAAGACTGTATGTTAAGTCACGGATCGACGCGTATCCTCAAAGAGTGTCTTTTCGACAAAAGCGACAAGTATACGGTTCCTGTATGCTCATCTTGTGGCACGGTACCGAATAAACGCAACTATTGCGATATTTGTCAAGATGACAATATTGAAACAAAGAATATGCCCTATGCCACCAAACTCTTTTATCAGGAACTGACCGGAATGGGCATTAAACTATCCATCAAGTAAACTTGGCAAGACATGGCAAAAGTACCCTTACGACACGGCTTTCATCATCTAAATAGATGATAAAACACTATGTGCCTGGGAAGACGAGTGAACCGGATCAATCCTGATTAAAAAATGAAATAGCTTAGAAAATGAAAAGGCTTCATAATAAAAATGACAGCCAAGGATATGGAAATCAATAGTTTCTTAAGAGAATTCAAGTCATCAAATGATCCAACTCATACTCATGTTTCAATGGGAGCTCCTGCGGGAATATACTCCATAGGCTCAAAGATTGTAGACTTTTGGGCTCTTTATTTACAAGCTGTCAAAAATGAACAACCCTTATATTTGGCAGAGAATCCCGGAAAAGAAACCCCTATCCTGGTCGACATTGATTTACGTGTCAAATTATCAAATGTGAATCGGGTCGATTCCGCGGCTAATATTTACACGGATGAACAAGTGAAACGAGTAATTCAAGCTTATCAAAATGCCATTACTGAAGTGGTTGCCGATCCGAGAGAGGAATCTTACACTTGTGTCTTGTTTGAAAAGCCATCAACCATCATTGAAGAGATTAACGGAGAAAAGTACGTTAAAAACGGATTTCACCTACACTTTCCTAAAATATTCTTGGATAGAAAGGTTCAAGAAGTGTATCTCATCCCTATCGTGAAAAAGGCCATTCCTAACCTGTTTGATAATTTAGGCGTTAAAGACTTTATCGATGTAAACTCTACAGTGGTTCACTGGCTCATGTACGGATCGAAGAAACAGGGAGGCCAACCGTATCAGGCCACCAGGTGTTTCCTTAAAAATGCAGTTGAAACCTCTTTTCAATCAGGCTTGGGCGATTATGTCTGCAATTGCTACCCGGGCGATACAAATTGTCAAGTGCGTGAAGATAATGTAATGGACATGCTGCCTCGTATCTTATCCATTAGCCTGTACGACCGAGCCCCTCTGTATTATTTCAAACCCAAGCCCAGTGTAATAACTCCTCTCTTTGAAGAGTTTAATAAGATTAAAAGGAGGAGAAAAGAGTACGACCAGCTGTCCGTGGATGAAGCACTGAATGAAGCTTGCAACTATCTCAATATTATGAGCGATAGTCGAGCCGATGATCGAGCCACCTGGCTTCGAGTCGGCTTTTGCATTTGGAACATTACGGAAGGCGACGATGATGGATTAACAGCCTGGCTAGAGTTTTCAGAAAGGAGTGACAAGTTTGATGAAAGTGAATGTCTCTCGCTATGGCAAAAGATGCGCGTCAACAAGTTCACTATTGGCACATTAAAATACTACGCCAAACAAGACAATCCTGATGAATACGAGAAGGTTATCAACGCCAAGACGCGTAATCTAGTCGTGGAAGCCGTTAACGGCAGTCACAATGATCTCGCCAAAATCATGTACAATGAGTACAATAATGAATTTGTATGCACTTCAATTGCTAATAAAGAGTGGTATCAATTCAAAGATCACATCTGGAAGAATCTGGAACGTGGGCACACTCTTCGAGAAAGGATATCGTCCCGCGACGGTATCATTATAAAACAAATGACCAGTAAGAAGCGTGAACTGTACTCGTCCATTGAAGAGACCCAGGACCCTTCGGAGAAGAAGGACCTGCAAAACATGTTGTCACGTATCAGCAAATTAATTATCAAATGTAAGGATACCCCGTTCAAGAATCATGTCATGGTTGAATCGCAAGAAGTATTTTATAATCCGAAATTCTACAATTTATTAAATAAAGACAGGTATTTGATAGCTTTTAAGAATGGTGTTTACGATTTTGAAAATAATGTCTTTCGCGACGGCAACCCGGAAGATTATCTCTCAGTAAATGTTCCCATTGATTATATAGACTACGGTACGGTAGACCATCCAGCTGTAATGGAAGTGGATCTATTCTTTCAAAAAGTGTTCCCTGACAGTGAAGTGAGAGAGTACTTTCTTTATCAAGCATGTCAGGTCTTTGTCGGCGGCAATGCCGATAAGGTCATGCTGTTCTGGACGGGCGAAGGCAATAATGGAAAAACCGTCACTCAAACCCTTTTTGAAAAGATGCTCGGCTGCTTGGCCATTAAATTCAATACCACATTAATAACAGGGAAGAAGACGCAGACCGGCTCGGCTAATCCGGAAATGGCCCGTTCAGGGGATGGAGTACGCTGGGCCGTCATGGAGGAACCTAATCCCGATGAAACTATAAGTTCAGGTATCCTCAAAGGCCTGACTGGCAATGACTCTTTCTGGGCTAGAGATCTGTTTCAAAAGGGGAAAGAGGCCAGGGAAATTAATCCTCTATTTAAACTACACATGATCTGCAATAAATTGCCGGCTATTCGAGACGCCGATAAGGCCACGTGGAATCGTATTCGAGTTATTCCTTTTGAAAGTACCTTTCTATCCGAGAATGAATGTCCTTCAGAGTTGGAAGAGCAGATTAAACAGAAAAAGTTTCCAGTGGACAAGAACTTTATCGACAAGATTCCTAGCATGGTTGAACCCCTGGCCTGGTATTTAATTCAAAAATGGAAATCTATCAGCAGTATAGACTTTATTGTCCCTGATAAGGTTACCGCGGCCACGGACATCTACCGACAGTCCAATGATCTCTTGCGGCAATTTGAACGACAATGCGTCTTTGAATTGGAAGGAAGTAATCTATCCTTGACCACCCTATACTATCACTTCAAGGACTGGTACAAAGAAGAGTGTCCCAACAGCAATATTCCTAATAGGAGCTGTATTCGTCAGTACTATACGAAACTCTGGGGTGAACCTATCAACGGCCGATATTGGATTAATAAAAGCATTAAACTAGACGAGTCAGATTCCTTATTTGACGAGATTACTCGGAAGAAAGGCAATCCCATGATGTAAGGACATAATTTGAACAAACTTTAAAGTACTGTAAATATAAGATTGAAAAGCCAAATGGAAGCCCAGAAAAAGATTACAAAATTTCAAACGACAAAAAGAGCCATTGTCGACTCGGAAACGAAATCTATCATTCAGTGTCTGACTGCTTCTGTCAAAGTCAACAAGGACCGCACTTATCATTGTTGGTGGTGCACGCTATCAATTGATGAAAGTCCCGTGGGATGTCCGTTCAAACGACAAGCGAACGCCTTGTACGCGACTGATGGGATTTTCTGTTCCTTTAATTGTGTCAAAGCCTACATTCTGGATAATGTCGTCAAGGACAGTAAATTTAAAGACTCGGCCCGCTTACTCTCCCTAATGGCCATGGAGAACCAATCAATAGAAAAACCAGTCAACATTGTACCTTCTATTCATTGGCGTTTTCTAATTCAGTACGGAGGACATTTAACGCCCGATCAGTACCGGCAAATGCAAAATCGCGTCACCTACATTGAAAAAGGCATTATTCACATGCATCCCATCGTCACCCTTTTTGAGGAAGTTGAAACATTCTAAGCCTTTTTCCAAGTTGAAACCCTTTAGCTTTTACCGATTTGAATTATGTCTAGTAATTCAAATCATTAAAATGACGAAAGTTCTTTTCATTGGCGATGTTCACATTAAATTTAACAATCTGGCTGACATAGCCGTCCTGGAAGATGTAATCTCTCGTCAAGTGTGTGATTTAATCGTCGTGGCCGGTGATGTACTCGACTCGTTTGAAAGATTAAATACACAATTGTTGAATATTGCGTATGCGTTCATTGCCACGTGTCGTCGTATTGCTCCCGTGTACCTGCTGGTCGGTAATCACGATTACATTAACAATCAGCAATTTCTATCCCAACATCACTGGATGAATGGTCTGAAAGAGTGGACTGATGTCACGGTGATTGATAGACCTGTCCTGTCATCTGATCTAAACTTCCTCTTTATGCCATACGTTCCACCCGGGAGATTTCACGAGGCTCTCAGCACCATAAAAGACTTTGATAATCTTAAAAGCCTGTCGTGCATTTTCGCCCATCAAGAAATGAGAAATTGTAAAATGGGTTGTATTACATCTCAAGTAGGCGACGAATGGCCATTAGACTATCCATTGATAATTTCAGGCCATATCCATGAAAGACAGAGTCCACAGCCCAACATACTTTATCCCGGTTCGGTTATTAGTCACTCTTTTGCTCACGATAATCAAGGCCTGTCACTTTTTATCTTTGATGAAGGAGGTCTGGTTGAGAAGCGCATTCAGCTGGGCCTGGTGCGTAAACAGATTATCAGAACGGATGTTAAAAGCCTGTCTTCATGCGATCGACATACGGTCCAGAAAAACATTAAATTCTCGGTAAAGGACTCGCTGGCTAATATAGTGGCTTTTAAGAAATCTATACAGTACAAAAGCCTGCTAGAGACAGGAGCACATGTGGTTTTTCAGCCGGTGACGGCTCTGCCAATAAAGGAAAGCCATGATCAGAGCTTTCAGAGCTTTCAGAGCTTTCAGTCCATTCTCAGTGGACTTGTTAAAAAAGAGTCCGATGTCGAACTGGAAAAGGACCTGCTCTTTGTTTTAGCCTAAAATATATAATCTTATCATTTATTTAAATATTAGTTTGACCTTTTCAAAATGGTATCTATAATATTTCTTGTAATGGGCTTTATGAATATTGCCCTATTGAGCCGTCTGTATTGGACTTTTATTCAAACACATGTCTACGGAGCCCTGTTTATGCATAATATTTTCAAAAGTTGGAAATACGTAGTGGCTACTTATACCCTCTTCTTTATCGTGTACTTGCGACAAAAGTTTAACAAGTCCGTCGTGTATTTAGACGATGGACAAGTCATGCTCCATCACATTATTAACGGGCGAGAAGTCAAGTTGGTGTTGAAAAAGAGTGAATTCCATATAGACTCCGTGGTCGATGAAGACATTGACAACTGCTACTTGGATGAGATTATTCCTTTCTTCCGCTACGAGACGGTAAAATTTCACCCATCGTTTATTAATGTCAACAAGAGACTTTACATACATTTCAATGACGAAACGGTGCAAATTGTACCGCCTGAAAGCCAACATGATGATTAGAACACTCTAGTATTTTCCATCTAATGTTTCAAAAGGAGATCCTTTTGAAAAACAGTACATTGGCGTTCCAGGGTTAGACGAGGCACACATGTACGCTTTGGTAACAGCCGACCTCGTTCAATAAGGCTCTTGGACACTTGATCGTGGTCTCGTCTCGATAGCGTGCCAGTACGTCGCGAGCTTCCTCCTTTGAAATGTAATAAGTGTAAATATCTCCCAGATGATCAATCTGATTCATTTCGGCAATATTGGCGCCGGTGTACACCTGGTGCTTTCCTTTACTGAACGACAACAATACCAGACGAGGGACTTTACTCTGTTTAATCACTGATAATATACGTTCGTAACGATCCTTCTCACTTTGACCACTGGGCCTGGTTTCAATAATGTAACCGTCAACTGTGTCGTCCCTGTCAAGGAGCAAGTACAGTTTAATGGTCGATACAATATCTGTCATAATATCGGCTGGACCACTAAAATCCTTATTTTCAAAGTAGCCGAATAGGATTCTTCTAAAATCCTCGTCAAGACAGGTATTATGGCAAAGACGGTGATACTTGTATTTAATTCGTTCCGTAAACTGGTCAGTGCTGATTAAATCGTATGCATTGGGCTCGAGCGACTCTCGATCGCGCGTCAGACGACCAATATGTTTGATTGCGAATCCGGGGAGAAAGGCCGACACATAGCCTGCCTGTGCAAATCTAAGGGCGAAACAGAATTCAAAACACGGCTGATCTATAAAGTTTAATCTTTTGAAAATATCCATTCGAATCATACTGGGAGAAAGGGTGAAATGTGGATAATAGTTGCAGTTGACACAATCACCGTGTTCACGTTTAAATTCCTCCTTTAAATCATCGGTCGGACAGTATTGATGAATATAGTAGAAGACGTCCTGTCCCGTCTTCTTAAGAATGCCTCCTTTAATGTCATCGTCCAGGGTCTCGGCATAATTGTGATTAAAAACAACTTGTCCTATGGAAGCGTCGTTCTCCATGATGTGAATCATGTCGGCCAAGTATTCACGTCGGTCCACCATGAGACGATCATCTTCCCAATGAACTAAATACGGTGTTTTCACCATTGACGTGATTAATTGCATACTTTTCGGATGCCCTTTATCCTCCTTATTTTTGAATACGAATTGAAAGAATGGATAGAGCTGTTTCATCTCGGCCCGATCTTCTTCTGAAGACTGATCATCGACGAGAATCCAATGACTGATCAGATCCAGGTCCAGACAGTTGTGCAGTATACTGTTCATGGTCTTTTTAAACAGGGAGAGACGACGACATGTGGTAATGGAAAAGGTAATGAAAGGGATAGGTGTGGGTTTCATCCTGGGAAAAATGTATGGCAGATTGTACATGTCCATTTCAAGTTGTCTCAGTACCAACTTCTTATTGTACTGAACTCTTTTCATTACCGACTCGTCACTGTTGCCTCGTTCCAACTCGTTAAAGCCACGCAGACTCTCTTCATTGGCACTGGTCCAAAAATTACAAATAGCCACTAATTCCTTTACCGTGTTAGAGCGTGGCATAAACTTGGCAAAGTACCGACCCATGTGCGCTCCTAGAAAGAAGAGGCGATTATCAACACACATTCTCAGACTTGTTTCAATATTCATTTTTACCCTTGTGGTTTTTCGGGTTTAGACCGTTTCCTTTGGCGGATTACAAGAACATAAACGTCCTAAAATAAGAGATACAGAATTAAAATGGAAATTGAACATTTCTACCCAAAGTATCCTAATATTTTCAACGTGGAAAACCCGTTGTTGAACCCGTACGAACAGGACTTTAATGATGTCATTGTGAAGAAGAGGGAGTTTGAAGAGTTGCGTCTGAAAAGGAGCGAACCGGCACCGGGAACTCCCGGTCTCTACTACAATCATCAAAAGATCATTTCACGTTTCATGGACGCCATGACGCCCTATTCGGAAATTCTGATTTTTCACGACATGGGCACGGGCAAGACTTGCACGGCCATCGCCGTCATTGAACAGCTGAGACAGTCGAATGAACGGCCGAACGGCACTGAGCTGGCCAATATCAAAGGTGCCATAATACTGGCCAAAGGATCGGGCCTTTTAAAGAATTTTGCCCAAGAGCTGCTTTTCACGTGCACCGACGGCCGTTACATACCCGAAGACTATGACAAACTGACGGACATGGAAAGGGTTCGTCGGACGCGTCGCATAGTTGGCAAGTTTTACACTTTTTATACCTTTGAAATATTTGCGAAAATGGTGAGTAAACTGTCAAACGCTGACATTATTAAACGATTTTCCAATCATGTCTTTGTCGTGGACGAAGTGCATCATATGCGTCAAAAGAGGGAGGAAAGAGCCGATCCTAACAATTCTGTCAAACAGTTCTTCAAACGGGTCGACCCGCTTGAAGTTTATAAACAGTTTCATCGTGTCTTTCATTTGGTCATCGGTTGCCGGATCATGTTAATGTCCGGCACGGTTATGGCCGACGATCCGTCTGAGATTGCCAGTGTTATGAATTTAATCTTGCCCCTGTCAATGCAGATGCCCGTTGAAAGAGAATTTACAGATGCATTCTTCAATGAGGACGCAACGGTCAAGCCGAGTGCGATACCAGAAATGTCACGTTACTTCAAAGGAAGAGTCTCGTATCTGAAAAGTTCTTACAGTGAAGTTCAAAAGGTCTTTATCGGCGTTAAAAACTATGCCGGCCTCCGCTATTTCATTATCAACCCACTTGAGATGAGTTCTTTTCAAGCCAAGTGGTATGTAAAAGCCCTAGCCAAAGATAGAAATGAAAGGAATATTTTTAGTAATGCTCGGCAAGCAGCCCTCTTTGTCTTTCCAGACGGCACTTATGGGAGCGATGGCTTTACCCAGACCAGGTACATAGTCAAACGGAACAGAAATAAACAACCAAATACAACACAATTCTCTCTGGGAACAGACCTGTTGGCCGAGTTTGACCAGATGGACACGTCGTCTAAACTGGCCAAGCTGGCTAAATTCAGTTGCAAGTTTGCCGACACGATACGACACTTGTTGACGCGGAAAGGCAACTCCTTCGTGTACTGCGAGTACGTTAACGGCAGTGGCGCCATTCTCTTTTCCAAAGTGCTCGAACTGTTTGGCTTTTCCGCGGCCACGGGCGAGGAAAAGACACCCGGGAACCGTTACGCCCTGCTAACCATTGCTACCGCTACGCAAGTGAAAATATCTCGCCTAATCAATCGTTTCAATCAAGGGGATAATGCGTCCGGTGACTTTATTTCAGTAATCATTGGAAGTAAAATAGTCAGCGAGGGTTTTACTTTTAAGAATATTGTTCAAGAGTTCATCCTGACTCCCTTTTGGAACTACTCGGAAACGAGTCAGGTAATTGCACGTGGATGGCGAATCGGATCACACAATGCTTTACTGAAACAGGGTCGACCCGTGCAAGTTGACATATTTCAACAAGTGGCCGTTTTGCCCAACGGACCTGATACCGACTCGATTGATCTGGTAATGTACCAAACATCGGAGAGAAAGGACGTCGCCATGAGACAGATTGAACACGTAATTAAACTTAGTTCTTTCGACTGTCCACTCAACTATGAGAGAAATTACATAGTCGGCTATGACAATCAGAGAGAATGCGACTATAAAGATTGTGCTTATCAGTGTCTCAGTCCGACACAGGATACACCCCTCGACCAGATTACGTACGACTTGTACTATAATCGTCAAACAAAAGTAAAGTCCGTCTTGTCCAATTACTTTAGAAAGAATACCGTCGTCTCCTTTCAGGAGCTGGTCCGCCTATTCCCAGGTCTGGACTATTTCGAAATTGTTGCTTCTATTAAGGCTCTGGTGGATTCTAATTATCAGTTTGTTGACCGGTTCGGCTTTCCCTCCTTTGTCCGAACACAAAACGATAAGGTCTTTATAACCACCGATTACAAAACGCCCAACAATGACGTCTTGTCCGAGTACTATTCTGAAAAGTTAATAATACAGAATGGCGACTCTTTCGATTTAATTTTGAAAGAAATGTATTACCAGGAAATTCCCTCTTTAATCAGGCAAATGTTTACCAATGAGTTTTTAATGAAAAGAATAATTGTGACTTTGCCTTCCATCATTCAACGCCTCATTTTAGAAGCGTGCATTGAAGCCAACCTGCAAGATTTAAACAGCCATGTCAAAGTAAGACAACAAGTGCTTGACTTCTTCAAGGGTTTTTATCAAGAGATTAATTCAGAATGGTACATTTGGATCTATCGAAATGAATTGGGTGTCGAAAGAAGAATTGGACCCAATGTCTGGCAGCCGCTGGTCGAAGAAGAGTCTCAACGCGTCCTGGCTTTCCGCAAAACCCCGCTTCTGGCATCGCCAATCGGCTTTTACGGCATGTACAATCCACGTCTGGACGAATTCTGTATTCGCGACGTCCGGCAATTGAACATTGCCAACAAGCGCAAACTGACCATCGGTCGCCGCTGTAGCGACTATTCAACTCCTCAACTGGTTGACTTGGCAGCGAGGAGAATGCAACTTCCCGTCCCGTCCAGTAATAAAACGTTAAAAGAAATAGCCCCATCTGAACTAGCCGCTAAAGTAAAGCAGATTAAATACTCAACCCCACAAGACCTGACCGATGTCAATGCCATGCAGCGCTTCCTGTACTGGTCGGCACAGATTAGATCGAACACGTGCCAAGAGATTCGCAACTGGTTCGAGCGTAACAATCTAATAGAGGAGAGCTTTGAATGTGGCACACACAATAAAAAAATTGCCAATGTCTAGATCAGGATTAAAAGCAATTAATAAAAATGAATTCACTTAATTTACAAGAAGGCTTCGATGATCTGATCGACGAGATTAATTATCTACGTGCCAGAAATAGAGCTTTAGAAAGAAGAACACTTTTCATTTCGACCACCATTTACCTTATGATTCTAATTATAAGCACGGTTCTCGTCTGGTTCATGCTGTACGGAAACACGACCGCTCCTTTCAATCCTACCCAGCAGAGAAACACGACCACGCCTTTCTTTCTGCAGAGAAACACGACCACGCCTTTCAATCCTACCCAGGCCATTACCACGTCGTCAACCAGGCCAACCAGTACGACCACAACCACTTGGCGACCAATAATTAATAATATAATCGTGACCAATGAAGTGGGAGAGGACTTTGTCTACACCAAGAGGACTAATCGTATCGGATAATAGGTTATTTCAAGTCACTCGAGTGACTTAAAATACATTTACCATCTTTACATGAATTGGAGAATGAGTAAAACGACGGAAAAGGCGGCTACTTTTGACAGTATAAGTGCCACACTAGAATCACTAATCTTGTCTTTAAAGAATCGATCCAGACTGGGTATACTGAGAAGGGTAAACGTGACGAGAGGTATTATAATCTTCTTCCATTGTATCTTTGATGTAGCTTTACTTGTCTGTTTAAAAATCTCTTTCATGGCCGAACTGTCAGTTTCGGATGGCGGGTCGTTAATTTTAGGTAGATTAGCTATTTTATCAGCCATTTGCTTTTTACTTTACAGAGAAAAGTTTATATCCTTTAATTAATAAGTCCCAGTGACTGAAATACCTGGCGTTGAATGGCTTGTATGCTGCCAATTTTCTGGGCTGGTCTTTGTATCTCTGACAATAAGTCTTCAATAGCCTGCTGTCTAGCCAGTGGCACTAAACGCTCCGGCTCCGTTTGGTCCCCAGAATCTTGCACAGAAGCATCGTCACTTTCCAATGCGGGTCTTTCAACATTTAGTACTTCATTGATAATTTCCTCATTTTCCGGATTTAAAATAGAGAGTCCTTCTTCGGAAGTTATATCACCAGCTTCAATCGACGCCTCAACAACCTGTTCAATAACATCGGCCACGGGCTTATCGGTCGGTTCTTGAATAGCCATTGCAATATTAGCAGCCACAATAGGATTTATGTCATTAGCCGCGTTAATCTGCTCTTCAGGACGGGGTAAAGTGCTTGCCAGGGAAACATCAATCTGTGCCGCCTGCTTTTCAGCCAGTTCTATATCTTGGCACAGTTCTGCCTTGGTTTTACTTTTTCCATTAGGACGTTTTAATGAAATATTGTATCTAATGGCTGCTCTTTCAATATCGGCTTTCAGATTGGCGTTGCAGTTCTTCTTGGGCAGTCTCCACGCCTCACTGTCCGGTCGGGCTGCGCTGGCCGGTCGGTCCTGTCGGTCCTGTAGTACTGGTTGTCCAGCCAATCCGAGAGAGACTCTAGCGGCTATTTCACTACACAACACCTCTTTAACTTTTACTTTTCCATTGGACAGATTTGGACTAATGCCTAACTGTTTGGCCAGCGCTAACAGGTAGGGTTTTCCATTAGCCATACACGTCTTTTTTGGTCTTTCGTAGCCGTCAATGAACGGCAATTGATCAGATGGAAGTTTAACCCTTCCGACAGCTCCGTCGTTTGACAAGATCAAGTCTATCAATTCAGCCTTTCTCAGTTTTGAAAGGCGTGTTAAACCCTTGGAAGCGGCAAGAGCCCTTAATTGAGCCACAGTTTGTTTATTCAAATCAGCATTCATTGCTTTTTAAACAACGTAGTATTTTTTTAGGACTTTTTCAAGTTCGTTACATTTTTAGTGGTCCGATCCAAGTACGTACGTAGGTGCTTTTGTACGTTTTCCAGTTCTCGATCATTGAACGACTGTCGTTCAGTAAATTCGAACGGTTTGACCGCTATACAGCGATCGGGTTGAGCCCGAAATACCTCGGGGTGATCATCTATTATGTACGTGTCATTCTTGAAATCGGCCAACTTGAAGTACTGTGACAACAGGTCAAGGCTCTTCTGGGTCGTCTTTATCTTTTTAGACAACTTGCAATGATAGGAAAAGAAAATGTAATGTAGTTTCCTTTCAGGATGCCCTTTCAAAATGAACCGGTCGATAATAAAGGATGCGTAAGTTTTAGACGCCGCTGTCCAAACACTGACATTGAAATTTTGAAAGAGAAAGTCTAGAAAAGGTTGTAAGTCTGGTCGTTCAAAGACTTTGTACTCTCCTTCCATGTCTTCCCAGCGAAATTTCTTCATTCGGGACTTGTACACTTTTCTCTCCTCGTCTGGTGATATGGATGAGATGAGCGTATTGTCCAAATCTAAAAGTATGTTGGTTTTGTTCACTTTAGACATTATCTTTTGAATCTTTCTTATTTTTTAATCAAAATGGAAGGCTGTAATGACACACAACTAGCACTTTTACAGACTCTGCTGCACAGCATTAAAAACCTGAACGACAAACTCGACTTGATATTACATAGAAGCCCTTGTCAGCAGTGTCCTCGGCCCTTTGTCAACATGCTCATTCGCAATACGGCTCCTAACCTGCCACACTTTTATCTTCTCAGCACCAATGTCGTGTCGATGACGAAGCGTTTAGACGAATTAATCGGCCAAACCGACCATGATCAGTCAAAGTACGTAATCGGCTTTTTTTCAGAGAATGAAATCAATCTATATGAAATCCTTAAAAGACGACCAGAATTGAAAGGTATTGTCTTTACCGGTCCGTTTGGCGTGTCAAATGTTGACGAAGCTCATCTCATAGCACGACTTGACACCTTATCTACTGCTTTATAAAATTATTTTTTTGCCAAATAAAATGTATCCTTTTAACCAACCTATTCTTCTTGCCTTCGCGGTGTTAGTTACGGTGTTGTCTTCCTTCATCTGGATAATCCACACTAACTCTTCCATTAAAACTGAACAAACTAACATGTTTTATTCAGCCGACGTTGACAATGATCTTAGCACGGGATTGAACTACTCGTCCCTGTCGGCGGACTTGAAAAATAAGATTGCATCACTGGACGGCTTGTCCAAAAGCTTTGATGCCGAAAGAGCCAACTTTGACGGGAAATGTGGCTTATCGCAATCTGAAAAGACACGTATTCTGAATCATATGAACAATATAAGAGAGTCTTTACGACGTCTTGCCAAAAACATTGAAGACTTTTCCTCAACTTAACACTTTTAAATAACTACATGTTCTCATCTAAAAGAGTTAACGAAACGAATTATTTATAAAAAATGACAACATATCGAATCCAGAAAGTGTCCCTTGACGAAGAAGACCGTTACCTGCCAGAGAAAAGGTTTCCACGTATGCCAATTCTCTACTTGGAGTTTTTAGAGAATAAAAAGAAAGTTAAACACAGTCTTCTGAATAAGTCCTACGTTTCGGATCCGGTAAGTGCCAAGCCCAATGAAACATCTGACAAGTCTGGCAACGACAGCACTACCCAACCGGACTCTTTCAGACCGGACTCTTTCAGACCGGACTCTTTCAGACCGGACTCTTTCAGACCGGACTCTTTCAGACCGGACTCTTTCAGACCGGACTCTTTGAACGATAAGAATCAAAGTGAGAATGTTGAATTAGAAGATGCTCCTCGGGACCTCCAACATGTAGAGGAGACTCCTGTCCCAGCCGACACTGTCACCGAGTTATTAAGTGAACCTTTGGCCCCGCTCGGTCCTGACAACACTGATGCACCGTCTACTTTACTACCTCCCACCTTTCAAGAACTGCAAAGTAAGAATCGTATTAGTGTCTCACGAGATTATCGATATCCGGTCGACGAAACTGAAGAGAGCATTAAAGAAAGAAACAGTGTCTATTTCAAGTATGAAGTGTTGAAACGAATGCATCCTAATGCTTCCATTCCCGAATTTACTCAGTACTCGGATCCAAAGTTAATGTCACAAAAGTACGAAATGCTCACCAAGAAGCTCTCGTTAGACACCTCGGTTGAGAACTGGAAACGCTACATGATCATTTTCGTCATGGGATGCGAAATTCTTTTTGGCAAACTCAATTTCGATATGGAAGGATTCGCACAACAGCAAATCATGTCAATGAACACGTACGATCAACTCTTGGTGGAAATGGCCGAAAAGAGCTATGTAAAATCGGGTTCAAGTAAATGGTCACCCGAAGTCCGTCTGGCTATGATGCTCGTCATGAACATTGGGCTATTTGTTGTCAGTAAAATGATTCTTAAAAAGACAGGTGCTAATCTTTTGGGTAGTATCAATGAAATGACAAACACGACCCATGAAAAGAAGATGAAAGAACCATAAACTTGCAATTCAATTATCGTTTGACAATTGAATTCTAATTACACTAATTCAACGATCCATATTTTATATGTTCCATTAGATGAGGTAGTTTCCATGGTACAACCGATGTTGTACACTTTAACTGAAGTAAAGTCATAGATAGTACCAACATAGTTTGTTCCTACGGTAGCAAAGGACTTGCCGCCCATTACGTCTAGCAATGGTGAAGCGGACGTCTGAGTAGCATTATAAGCATTAATTGGCGAAACAGTGGAAACACCATTCACTACATCAGTAAAACTCCCGTTGACACTCAATTCATGGGTTAGGCCGTCGGTAACTCCTATTGCCAGATAAGCTCCGGCTCCTCTAGCAACCATGCCAAATTGAAAATTGACAAGGGTTGAAGCCTGACCTGGCGATAGAGTAACATAAAAGTTTTGTAATGGACCTACAGGTCCTGATGGGCCTGTCGGTCCCGAAGGGCCTGTCGGTCCTGTCGGTCCCGAAGGGCCTGTCGGTCCTGTCGGTCCCGAAGGGCCAGACGGTCCCGAAGGTCCCGATGGTCCCGAAGGTCCTGTCGGTCCCGAAGGGCCAGACGGTCCCGAAGGTCCCGATGGTCCCGATGGTCCTGAAGGTCCTGTCGGCCCTGACTCCCCTGTCGGTCCCGACGGTCCCGATGGTCCCGATGGCCCTGACGGTCCTGTCGGTCCCGATGGTCCTGACGGTCCTGTCGGCCCTGACGGTCCTGTCGGCCCTGACGGTCCCGAAGGTCCCGATGGTCCCGATGGCCCTGACGGTCCTGTCGGTCCCGATGGTCCTGACGGTCCTGTCGGCCCTGACGGTCCTGTCGGCCCTGACGGTCCTGTCGGCCCTGACGGTCCAGATGGTCCTGACGGCCCTGACGGTCCAGATGGTCCTGTCGGTCCCGACGGTCCTGAAGGTCCCGACGGTCCTGTTGGTCCTGTCAATGCTCCCGAAGGGCCTGTCGGTCCTGTTGGTCCCGAAGGGCCTGACGGTCCCGAAGGGCCTGACGGTCCCGAAGGGCCTGTTGATCCTGTCGGTCCCTGGGACGGACCTGTCGGTCCTGTCGGTCCTGTACCACTAGATCCACTAGATCCACTGGGCCCACTGGCAAAAACCCATTGATTAGCAGCCGCGTTGTATGAGAGTACTTGTCCGTCACTTGGACCACCTGAAGCAATAGGTATTCCGTCCAGTATGGCAGAGTTGAGCTGATTTAAATTCTTGACTTTAAAATTTACACTCATTTTTAATAGTTATGAATAATAAATTTGTTTTTCCCAAGATCGTATCCAATATCGAATAGTTTAATTATGTCCATATTAGTACTTTCAAAGTTGAAAAAGTTAAGAGGTGCTTCCAGGCGTAAAATGTCACAGTTCTTTGAATTGCTAATCTTTGACTCTGATTCAGATTCAACAAAGATGAGAAAGAGCTTTTTCACCAGGTCAAACTTGCTAAAGTCGTCCGTGTATTTTTTATGAGGATTCATGGTGATTATACCTAAACACTTGCTACGCGTCAGTTCTTCTCCTTTAATGACGGGAAAGTTGTCGAAAAAGCCTCCGTCAACGTAACTTTTGTCATTGTACTTGTAAGGATTGAACATGAAAGGAAAGGAACAGCTCATCATTACCGCTTCTGATATTAACAAATCAGGATGCGTCTCACGAGACAGATACTCTTTATGGTCGTCGGAAAGATTGTAAGCGGCTATAGTCAATGTATTATTCGTACTAGTCAACTGTTGGACACTGCTCATGGTCGGAATGTAGCCGACTTTATCAACGATTAATCTTTCAAGAAAGCGTTCCATAGCCTCCGCGTTCATAATCGGTTTATTGAATAGTAAAAGATTTGAAATGTTATAATTGACAACGGTCTTGTACGCCTTTTCTGCACATAGTTGTGTAATAATCTCAATCGGTTGATAGCCAATGCACAATAAACACGATAATAATGCTCCTGATGAGGTCCCAACGTAATTACGTATATCGTTCAACTGGTTCTTGTCTATCAGATACTGGACTGCTCCTAATGTCACTATAGCATTAGTAGAATTACCACAAAGTATTAGAGTGTCGTACATTTTTTACGAAATAACCCACAAACAATAAATAAACAACTTAGTTTATTTATTGAGCCAGGTTAAAAGATAATAGTATTTTGTTTAGAGATGAGAGACATTTAACGAGTTAAGCATGTTATTACAGGGGAAAAAATGACTCTAGATCATGATGGCATTGTAGCTAGTAATGCAAGGAAAACTGGAGAACAAACGGCCAAAGTTAAAGTTTTAGTAGAATGGACCACCGGTAATAATCTTATAAATTGTCATTGGAGGAAAATGGCCGATGGACTGTCTGATTCAGTTGATGGACAGATGTGCTGGCCGACTATGGAGCAAGTGAAAGAGGCTTCCATTCGGACCATATCAAATGAAAGACCGAAAGTGGTGAGAAATGGACTGACGGTAGAGTTTTACGGGGAAGATTTGTCGTTGGACGAGGCAGATTTAATTGTTGTTTTAAATCATTCGCACAAGTATGAAGCGACGACGGCCAACATGCACAAGACCATGTTCATCAAAATGGAACCGGTTTACTTTAGTAAATTTTGGGAAAAGGTGGAAGCGAGTCGTTTTAGGGCCAAGTGCGGCCACGGTCGACACTTGGAACCGGTATCCTTTCTAAACACACATCCACCTGAATGGTATTTAAGTTATTCCAGAGATTTCATGCGGTTGGGACGCGGCTTTTCCCATCTAAAAAGCAGGGGCTCTTGTGTTTCATCCGTCTTGTCGACCAAGAACATGTCTCACCTGCACTATCCTCGTCAAATGTTTGCCCTGAAAGCCCAAAATTTTATGGAATGGGATGCCTATGGAAAGATATTGGATCTGGCTTATCCGGGCAAGTGGTTAAACTATAAGGGTGAAATAAAATTCAAAGACGAGGCTTTAGTACCGTATAAATACACTTTCAATTGTGAGAATAACAGGATTTACGGCTATACGACGGAAAAGCTTTACGATGCCATTTTAGCCGAAACCCTGTGTTTCTACGACGGCGCCCCTAATGTCGAAGATATTGTCGACCCTCGTGCCTATGTGCGAATTAATGTTGAAGATGTAGCCGGTTCTATCAAAATTATTTTAGACGCATTGGCCGACGATTTGTGGGAAAAGCGCTTACCGTACATCATAGCGGCTAAGCAGAGAATTCTACAAGACGACAACATACTTCTCAGAATTCACAAGGCGGCCTTTAATCGAGTTGGAAAAACTTGACCATGAAAGTGGTGAGATTGAAACAAAGGATATAACTGTAACACAAGGCTACGAAAAATGGACCAGGAATTAAAAGATAGATTTGTCGGCACTTTACTTGGCGGATGCATCGGCGATGTTCTCGGATCAACTAATGAGAATCTATCATTCTCGCAAATCAGGAAAGAGAGACGAATAGTGACAAAGTTCTCGTCCAATATGTACACCGACGACACCGAACTGACACTAATATTGGCCAACTACTTGCTCAATCATTTCAATCCCTCAGGGAAGGAAACCATAATTAACGAGCTGCATAAAATGTATCGCAGCATTGTATCTACCAGCGCTAGAGGCTATTCTCAGAAAACTCGAACCCTATTGACTAATTGGCACGAATGTATGTCTTCCTTTGACTCTGACACTAATGGAAGTGTTATGCGCATTGCCCCTCTAGCCTTGGTTAGATGCGTGTCTGACACCGCCTTGTATCGCCTCGTTAAACAAGCCGTTTACTGCACACACGGCGACAGCAAGGACTCGCTAGACACCAGTTTTCTTCACGTAAAGCTAATAAAGGCTTTACTGTTTAAAAAATGCAAGGATCCAAATATATTGTACTTGTACGCCTTGGAAATTGTAAAGAAGTTGCAAAACTCAACACTATATCCACTCTTAGTAGCCATTCATCCGAACAATAAAAAGACGATCTTCAACGGTAATTCTTTTGGAGATGTAGACGTAACAGAAAGTATTTTCGGTTTTGAAATGATGCAAATAAAGGCCGTCGACTGTTATGTCTGTGTGTTGACATGCTTTCTTTACAACTTTTACAAGCCAGTAAATGCACTGCTCATGGCTGCCAATATGGGAGGTGATACGGACACGATTGCCAAGTGTGTCGGTGACCTGGTCGGCTCTTTGTACGGAACGAGTTGGATTCCAGATACGTGGAAAAGTCCCGAAGGCGCCAAGATGTGCGTCGCTCTCGGCGAAGGGCTGTACGAGCGCTTTCGAACCAACACGTAAGCACCAAAGGCCCTTCAAAAGGATCATCATCAAATCAAAAACACGTAACCAAAAATGAACTACAATTTATTCATTAGCGTGGTGGCCGGTTTAGCCTTTATAGCTTTCTATCTCTTTCGACCGCAAGATCCTCCTATCCTGATCGGACAAAGTTCACCGCGCACCTGTGATCGAACAATGGATATACTTCGACGCAAGATATTTGTCTTTACGCGAATCAGAACGGAATTTGAACGTCTTACTACACAAATGGACATGTTCTTCGACGTGTTCAACAAAGTAGTCTAACAATATCTGTCAAGTACACTTCTTGCCATTAAAGTTTTTCAATATCGTTCAACGATATTGAACATGGAATACGGCTCTTCCTAAGGATGGAAGCAACTTCCCCTTTCACGGCAACTAGATCGCCGAACAAAGTGACAGAATTCTAACTTTATTTATTAGAATGACGCTACAGGCTAGACGCTACACCAATTGGCCATACTTGGTATTTGGTTGGAAAATAGCCATATTTGGCCTTAGGTAAAGCGTAAACGTAAAGCTGTTATAGCGTTGGGTAAAGGGTTAGTATCCCTTAAAACGTATCGCAAGCCTTTCCCGTATTGAGAACGTAATACAGCCAATTGATCGGATATTATTGTGAATAACTGATTAATCATGGTCATGGGATCTTCTTTCATCGGGCCTTGGTCGCCCAAGACGATGTAATACATGCCATCCAGGCACGTATTTAACAACTTACTAATCTGATCATTATGTAATTGAGTTGTTATGTGCTGTTTAAATATGGTCTTCCACTTGGTGGCGGAGATTTTCCTTTTCAGGAAATTAATCCTCAATTGTTGTCGGAAAACGGTATCGTGCTCTTTGATGTCATTAATGGTTAAAATGGATTGTTGCAAAATGAAATGAGCCAGTTTGAGAAAGTGTCCCTGAGCTACATGATCTTGGTCGCAGGTTTGCAAGAAAGGCCCTTCGCATGGGCTATCCAATGGATTGCGCTCCAGATGAGACAGGCGTTTCCATTCATAGTAATGTGGGTTGTGATTTATCTCATCCTTTGACACTATTCGTCCCGTCGTCCATGAGAAGGAGGTTTTGCATTGAACGCAAAACATTTGATCGCAGCCGTTATCGCTCTTTTCAATAAACAGGCCACATTCGGGACATGTTTTGCACGTGCTGGCCATTAATTGCAATGAGGCTTTGGCGCCTTGGTCGCACGTATGCGACGCCTCCTGCTCTTTCACCGGACAGAAACATATTTGGCAAACGGAAAACTGACAGTGGTCACAGTAAAAGTCCGACAGTACATTTTGACATTCGGGACAGTAACGAAAAGTAACGATGGTCTGGTCTACCTGATACAAATCGGCAATTAGTTCGTTAACAGTTGACTCGTCCAAGCCATTCACATGCCCCCAGTATTTTAATATGTTAATCTCCGTAATGGTCCGTTGTTCCTTCAGTATCTTTTCGGCCTCTTTCAGATGGGCTCTTTCCAAAGTGAACCAATAATCGGACAAGCATTTGAAAAGACTGTTGTACCGATTTCGGCTAAAATAATCTCTCAATGAGACTAAACTCTCCTCTTCCTGACAATGAAGACAAGTCGTACGGTTTTGAGTGATTATGTGTTTAAAAAGGCAGTCGGTGCAGTACGGCATTTGACAGTTTCGGCAAAAGAGTCGCTTTCTAAGACGCTTAGTAAAAAGATGGCAGCAAATAGGACAAATACGTTTCAGTGATACCGGGTTATTCTTCATTTTTGTTTATCAGATTTTATGTGATAACTAGTTATTTTAGTTTAAAATCTTTGACGGAAAATACAGCTTATAATCACTTATTGTCACTTCATGTTCTTTAAAATGTCACATGATGAGATTCAGTATTTAACCTTGGTGAAAAGAGTACTATCCGAGGGTTCGTATCGCCAAGACCGAACCAATGTTGGCACACTCAGCCTTTTCGGTGCTCAAATGCGTTTCAACCTTAAAGGACAATTTCCCTTGTTGACTACTAAGCGTGTCTTTTGGCGAGGCGTGGTCGAAGAGTTACTCTGGTTTATCAGAGGAAGCACTGACGGAAAAGAATTGACAGAACGGGGAGTTCATATTTGGGAGCCCAATGGGAGCCGATCCCAACTGGACCACCTAGGTTTTACCGATAAAGAAACGGGTTATCTGGGTCCCATATACGGATCCCAGTGGCGAAGTTTTGGCGGTCGTGACATTGATCAACTGGCCAGTGTTATTGAAACCATTAAAAGTCGTCCCAGCGATCGAAGGATGATTGTCTGCAGTTGGAATCCTTTAGACCTGTCTCGCATGGTCCTTCCTCCATGTCATTGCCTCTTTCAGTTTTACGTTCGAGATCGTGGTGACCAGCCGGCCGGCCTCTCGTGTCAAATGTATCAGCGCTCAGCCGATCTGGGGCTGGGCGTGCCTTTCAATATTGCCAGTTACGCTCTCTTGACGTATCTGATTGCCTCCATTACCGGCACCGAACCCGAGGAGTTTATTCACGTAATTGGCGATGCTCACATTTATCTAACGCACGTGGACCAGCTGAAAGAACAGCTAAACAATGAACCACGTCCCTGGCCAACACTTAAGATTCTTCGTCCTATAAATGAACTTAAAGACTTGGAGACTTTTACTTTTAAAGATCTTCTTCTGGAAAATTACCAGCCTCATGCAGCTTTAAAAATGGACATGGCCGTGTGAAGAACAATCTGACAACAGGTAAAGTTACATCAGATGAATTATGAAATAATATTACAATCTTAAAAGAATGTACGCCCAGTCCAGCAAATTGTATCAAAAGCCAGTGTCCATGACGGTTACTGCGACTTCGCACGGGTCGTCTTACGATCCGGACGCCTTTGGCCCGGCTTTTTGGTACACCCTACACAACGCTTCAACCAAGTACCCCGACCAGCCCACCGAGGCTATACAAATGGGAATGCAACAACTAATCGTCAATCTGCCCATACTGATTCCATGCACGAGTTGTAAGGAGCACTTTTATGAAATAGTTAAAAAGACTGACCTGAGAAAAGCCACTTCTTCTCGTGAGAACCTTTTCGCCTTCTTCGTCAATGTTCATAACAATGTGAACATGCGACTGAATAAGAAACCCCTGTCACTCGAGGCAGCCAAAGTCTTGTACGGATTTGATGACAAGATGAAAGGCTCTCAAATTCGCATCTCTTACACGTGAAGAAGTGCTGAAATTTGAGATATCGAGCTTCCACCAGAGAACTAAACTAGACTATGAAATGAATAATAAAACACCAAGAAGCCTGTATCGTCAGTGTTTGGTTGTTGCTTATATGAATGAAAAAGTTAGACGTGATCAACTTCCCAGAAGTATGCAATTAGACGTTTACAATGTCCAATCGTGCTGTTATGAAATGGTAAGTGTTGATGACGCCGCTTTAAATGGGCACTTTGACTGTTTACAATATGCCGTCGATCACGGTGGCCAGTGGACCGAAGAGGCACCAGCCAATGCCGTCATTTCCGGTAATTTTGACATGTTGCGGTACTTGCACGAGAAGGGATGTCCCTTCGATTATCGCGTCCCACGTAGAGCCGTCATCCTGGGAAGAATGGACATGCTCTGTTACGCCTTTGATAAGGAATGTGATTTTGAGCGGGATTTAATAACATTAGCAGCCAAGTACGGACGAGTGGACATGATGCGATATTTGCACGAGCGTGACTTTCCCATCGAGCCAGAAGCCCAAGTGTTAGCCGCCGCTAATAATCATTTGGAATGCTTAAAGTATGCCAGAGAACATGAATGTCCAAAGAATTCATGTTCTAATACATACTTACGCTTTTTAACCCGAAAGAATAACTGTGTGGCCTGCACCAACTATCTGGAAGACGACTAGAAGCGTAAGTTACTTAGGAACCAATGTAACAAACCTGAGTTAGAGGTAGATTGACAAGACACTTTTTAGGAACTTGTTTATAAACTCTCACTTTACCATCCATGGGATCAATTTCAAAGAAACCCGTTTAAAAAGCCAGACTGGATTTTTTTTATTTGAACAGAATTGGACAGAACAGTGTTAAACAAATATTCTCAAAACCATGCTTCAACCACACTCACTGTACGACCTGTGTCGTTGGATATGCAAAACGACAAAAAGCCAGTTTGACTTGTCCGTACTGCCAAAAGAACATCAGGCGAACGTCCGCCAGATTAAAACTTGCTGCATAGAAATCAATCCTGCCGTAGCGGCCGCCTATGGTCATTTAACGTGCTTGAAACGGGCTCTGGACGATCCACGCTTTAAGCACGATTACGCCGTAATCTACTATGCAGCCCGAAACGGACAGGTGCACATTATCGACCATATTCTATCTCGTAACAAAAACCTAAACTTTCCCGACCTGGTGAAAGAGGTTGTCCTTTGCCAACAAATAAGTACGCTTCGCTTTCTGATTGAGAAAAAGTTCGAACTCACGGCTGATGTCATGGTGTGTGCTGTTCTTACGGGCGACATCGGTCTGGTCAAGTATTTGCGACAAAACAATTGTCCATGGGATGAACGTACCGTACAAACTGCCATTAAACACAGAAACAGGGAGATTGCCATCTACGCTTTACGACACGGTTGTCCTTATAAATTCTGAAAAAGATATCCTTTTACCCGACCAAACTCTTCCATCAGCCTACGGGTTGATGGAAAGCCCCTCCTTTTTATTTATCGTCTTTACTTCAAAATGCCACTAAAATATATCAAACAGTTGAATAGCCAATACATGTCACATGTTGGCTACCAAGACTCGAATGCGGCTATCCAAGGTTACTTTTCCATGGAAACGGCCGAGTTGATCTCGTCCAAAGTGACCGAGCTGTTGCGAGACTTTTATCCTCCCGGGGTTATTGTTCCGATTGAGCGCATTGTCGAAGTTATGAACGACATTTACCGGGCGTATCGGCCAAGCACGGGAGACATTTTCACCCGCTACAGCATTCCATCCTTGGAGAATCCCAATAGTGTGGATGAAATGATCAATCAGGTGATTACTGTCATTGTGAACGATGTGAAGAACAATCTGACAACGGATCAAACTAACAGTCAGCTCGATGCCTGGGTGCAGTTAATGGGCGATTTTAACAAGTTCGGCCTGCGACAGCACTCACCTATTAAAATAAGAGAGAAAAGACCGGAACCGCTTCAGTTTAACATGAATTATTAAATTATCTTATTTAAATGTCAATAGTCTATATTCAACTTATTTTGAATTATTAGTCAACTGAATTAACTTAATTCACAAAATTTAAATGTCAACAATGAATAAGAAAATATTTAATGCTGAGCGGCCAAGCAGCCCCAGTTCTTTCAGCGCTCACGGTTTGGAGCACCTAAATAAAATATTAACATACAACGACAAAAAAGTTCGCATCTTTGGAACAAATGAAGATCCGTGGTTCTGTGGCAAAGATGTGTGTGACATACTTGAGTATTCAAACTATAAACAAGCCATTTCTATACATATTGATACTGAAAATAAAAAGAGTTTGAAAAATTTAGCTGTTCTATTCTATAGACCTATTGAACTAAGTCACAATGAAGGTCAAGTGACTTATATAAATGAAGAAGGTTTATGGTCTTTAATTTTTGCCTGCACTCTTCCATCAGCCAAACTGTTCAAAAAATGGGTCGTGAAAGAGGTGTTACCGTCTATCAGAAAAACTGGACAATACAAATTACAGGAACAGTTAGCAGATGTGCTGCAACAACTAGAAATAAAAGAACAAGAGAAAGAGGATCTAAAGTCCAAACTCCGTTCTGAAACTTTAAAACTTAGAGAACAGTTACGCAAAACACTCGAGTTTAATCAAGCCACTAATAAAGTTGAACCGTCCGAGTACATCTACGTCGTCACTACGGCCCAATATCAAAGAACCAATAAATTTAAAGTTGGAGGCTGTCAGTCGTTTGAACTTGTCAAATCACGATTAACTCAATACAACTCGGGAGAAAGCGATACTCATAATCACTTTTTTGTCTACCTTAAGAAAACTGTATCGCACAAGTCTATTGAACATGCTATTTCAGGAATGTTGATGGGATTTCGAGAGAATAAATCAAAAGAGTTGTACTTTATTCATTTCGACTGGCTGGTCAAATGTTTGGATGCTGTACTGGATGGTAGTACTGGATTTTTATTATTCGTGAATGAAAATCGTGAAAGGATAGTTGAGGACACAATAAACTTACAGCCAACAATAAGTCCACCGATCCAACTGGAGCAGATCAAGATAGCATACCTTAGGGCTGGTGATGAACCGAGAGAGGTACAGATCGCAGCCAATAAATTGGACGACGAGACCATAGAGTCAATCAGGGAAGCAATTGAGTCGTATCAGTCTGAAAATAACATAGTAGTAAGATCAAAGTTTGAAGAGCACTTGAAGTGTACGAGTCCGAGTGTGAAGCTTGAGAAGAAGAGAAGGGATGTGTGGAAAGCGGTGCAGCAGATAGGAGCAGCCATGAATCCCATGTGGCGTTATAAATACTAATTTTACATCATTGGGACCCTGTAAGGCCAATGTTTGAAACACGTTTAACCGTGTTTCAAACACGGGAAAACAAGATCTGGTTTAGGATATTAAATCATAAAGTGGATTTAATATCGGATGAATGTGATCTATTGGGCTTTTGGTTCAATGTATATTTTCACGGTGCCAATGACACTCTGGCACATGAAGAACAAGGGCATTCCCTCTTCAACGTAGGCTTCGATATGGCTTTCAACAAATGAGCTGATCTTACCAATACGACACAGTTGTTCGGTGAGAAAGCTCTGTTGAAACATGGTCGTGTCTTCCGGTACTTCTTTGCCAAAACTCAGGGTTTTAACAGATATGCCACCCGTTTCAAAGGAGAAATGGATTCGACCCGACTTTTTAGTGACGTTTAAGGCCGCTGAGTTGGACGAACGACACATTTGATTCAAGTTATCTCCTGATATTTTCACCGGTTTAGTACGGTAAACGGCGTGCGTTACCGGTGTAATGTTTTGAATACTTTCAATATCGACAGAAAGTGATTGAATACAATCATCCGAACTCGTCCTCTTTTCAAAGTCGAAAATAAACTTCTTGGTGATTGACATGCGGACGACATCCTTATTCTTGACATGCTTGAAAAAGTCCTTATTGATATGTGATCCAAGTCCGATGTAGATGGGTTCCTCCTCGTCGAATACGTACTCTTCAAACTGTTCAGCTGGTAAAAAGACGGAAATGACGACATTTTGAGAGGTAAAGTGTTCGAGAAAGAAGCCTTTCTTATCAATGGTGAAACAGACAGTCGTCATGTTTTGGAATAGTACCTCAAACAGAGCTTTAAATTTTCCTGCCCATTTAGTTACAGCTAGAAACATTTTTAGTCTACGAGTGATGACACTTAACTCGATTGGCTTCAAGGCGGGTTAAGTTTGTTCTAATACACTAGAAAAATAGGTATGTTCATTAAAGTAACGTTGAAAAACTTCCGCATCTTTGAGTCGGCTGAATTTGTCTTTGACCAGAGATTAAGTCTCATATCGGGCTCGTCGGGACAGGGCAAAACCAGTATCTTTATGGCGATTATGTTCGCTTTGACCGGTCAAGGAAAGAAATTGACCCGATACGGGAAAAGTTCCTGTTGTGTCACTTTGCAACTAGATGACATGGTTATTGTTCGAACGAAAGGTCCGAATCGTCTTCTGGTTGACAAGTTGGAAGATGCCGAGGCGCAGAGTGTCCTTGATCGTCTCTGTCCCAAATGGCACTTGGGTTACATGTCTCAGCGTCTAGATCAGCAGAGTTTCATTTTCATGAACGTCATGGACAAGATGCGTTTCGTTCAGGAGATGACACAATGCACCGACATGATAGATCATGTGAATAAAAACTGTAAAGACCTGATCAGAAGACGAAAGCACGAATTGAACCGACTGACGACGGAACTGTCCACCGTTCAAAGCATGGCAACATCAATGAAGTGTGTGAACAGTGACCAGGTAGAGAAGTCTTTACCTGAAATGGAAGGCGATGTTGGTCGCTTAAAACATGTCGTTGGCCAGTTGCTTACAAAGAAGGAGCGTCTAACTTATCAAATGGAACTGAGAAGTAAATTATTGAATGAACTGTCTCAATTACCCGTCATTGAAGTGACACCGGAACACTTGGAGGTGGAAGTTGCTCAAGTGCAAGCCGAATGGCAAAAGTGGCAGCACTATGATCGAGAAATGGTCAAATTGAACAAATTAAAACACAGCCCTTTAAGCAATGAGAGAATACATGAGTTGATAAAAGATGTAAGGGGTAGACAGGAATTGCAAACGTGTCGGCTGACCGAAAGAGACCTGTCTCAACAGCTGACCAGGATTAATGAAAGATTGGTCAATTCGTGTGTTCAAAGCCTGTTGGTCTGTCCCACGTGCCAAGCCGAAGTGGAATTAAACGGCAAATACCAACTTATGGCGCGTCAAAAGACCAGTTTATCACTTTCAGACCAGCTGGCTAGACAGCTGGAAAAAGAAGCCTCCTTATTGGAGGTCAATTTGGAACGAGTCAGAAGTAGAATTACTCAGTTAAACGAGAAAATAAACACCTCTTCCAGCGACTCATGTCTTTCAACCGATACCCTGACAAGCTATTTAGAAATGAATAACCGCTATGAAAGGCAGGAAAGTGTGTGTCAATCATTGGCGGATTCTTTGCCGGAGAGACGACCTGATCAAGCTCATCTGTCAAAATTGCAAAGCTGGCAAAAGACGTGTCTAACTCGTAAAGAGAAGGAGCGTGTTCTTGCCTCTTTATCCGATGAAGGGGTTGACTTGCTCCAGTTGGAAGAGGAATTGAAGACCAAGCAGGCTGCTTTATCCGTACTGGAAAGAGACATTATCGTAAAAAAGACCATGGACTACTGGGAACGAGTCCGTGATCTGTCCCGTAAGGAGAAGGAGGCGTCGACCGACTATCCTCGCGCCGTAAAACTACAAAGCCTGATTAAACAGGCCGAATTGACATCCATGGAACACATGGTTCATCAATTGAATTTAAAAACCCAAAACTATTTAGACCTGTTCCTGGACAATGTTCGCGTCTCTTTGACATTTGATGCGTCAATGTCAAAGATGAGTCTCAACCTGTTTCAAAATGAGCACGAGTGTGATTTGCATAGTTTGTCAGGAGGTGAAATGTCGCGTCTCATGATTGCTTTCACGGTAGCCATTGCCGAACTGAACCGTATACCCTTTCTCCTACTTGACGAGTGTTTCAGTTCTCTGGATGAAGACACGTCCGAACGTGTTCTTCATGCCATACGTGACAATTTCCACGGCACCATCTTGTGCATTGCTCACCAAATGACGACTGGGCTGTACGATACTGTTTTAGAACTGCCCACCGCCTAACATTTTACCCACACATTTTGAAAGGACTTGAGCAGACAAGTGAAACCTTCGGCCATTAGCATCTTTTCAATCTTTTCATAATTGCACTTCCAAGGGGAATCGGCTTCAAAGATACAAGTTCTAATCTGTTTAATAAAGTCGGGATTCTCATCAAAGAACTCTTCAAGGAAACCTTCACAGTCGGCCACCAATGCCGTAAATTTCAAATCATACATGATTTCTAATTCTTTGAGTGGTATGGAAGGAATGGACGACTCTTTGACGGGGAAAGAGTTGGTTCCCTCGTTGCAGTAATTGAGATCCATTGACTTTGAACTGACAAAACCTTTCAGAATGTGAAAATAGGAGCCGTGACGGTGTTTGTTACTTTCCAGTACCGTCCATACGTGAGAATCCGGCTCGACGGCAACATGGGCATACCTGTTAGTCAGGATATGATTAATGACATTGGAGACCATGCCAAATCGAGCGCCCAGTTCTAGTACGGTGTCGTCGGCTTTCAGTCCCAGTCGGACCGAGTCTCTCTCATTGTACTCCCACCATTCGTCAATGACGCGATACCAGGTGTCGACCATGTGCAAGGGTCGCAGTTTCGGATCGGAATAGATGAGTTGAGTGCGAATACCCGTCTCTTCGGCAAATTCATTCCGTAAATAGAAGATTTCATCGCCAAAAGTCCCGTATGCCGAATAGTGTTTCACTACCGCCTCGTTAAATTGTCTAACTTGGTCGACATCGGCTGCCGAGATGCTTATAATGTCAATTCGCGACGAACTGCCAGCCAGTGATAAAATGACATTAGCCACCTGGCTATTAATACGCAAATAGGTGACATTTGCCAGACCGCACATGTGGAGAATATCTGCCAGGGTACAATTGCCACTCTGTCCAACATCCATTTGAAGACAGGTGCACTTGCGAGTGTCCAATAGCACTTTAAATAGCTCGGGATTAGACTCTGTCAGGACACCGCGCCAATTGGACCGATTGTCCAACAATCTAGTCAACGACAGTCCCTTTCCGGCGTTAATTTCGAGAAAACTGCCATGTTCCACCCTTTCTATCAAATACTGAAAAAAATCTTCCTTATTCATTTTACCCATTCTGACTAGAGTATTTTAAATCATTAGAGAAAGATAAACGGGTAGTCAGGCCCTGCTTGGCACCAAGTACGAAAATATGAAACGGCTCGCTCGCCGAATATATCCAAGAAAACAGGCATCGCACTTACACTGCAACGCACTACTGAAATGGAACAAGTAATTGCTGAATATTTGAAAGTCAATCTGGCTCCCTTTCTCGCCGCCCGGTTCGGAATTGAACCGGTGTCGGTTGAAGAGGCCCTCTCTGACTTTTTCCAAACACCCGTTCAACCTCAGGCCAAGAAGACGGCAGACCTGTCCAAGACGGCAGACCTGTCCAAGACGGCAGACCTGTCCAAGTTGACTATTCAGGAAATGAAAGTCAAAGCGGCTCAGTTGAACATTAAAGTCCCGGCCAAGATTAAAAAGGCCGAACTGGTTACTCTCCTGAAAAGCTTGACCAAGCCCGGTGCCATGACACCTCCTGTTAGTCGTTCACCGGAAGGAAAGGAAGCGTCGGATAATCATTTTCTTGAGCGTTCTAATGAGCACATTAACACTTCTGAGAATGAAATGCCGGCCACACCTCCTCCCAGTGTTAAACCGTGTGCTCTAGTCAAGAAGGAAAAAAAGTCCAAGAAGATTAAAGACTTTTCCAATCAGCACTTTTTTAACAAGGACGGAGCTCGTTGGAACATTGGAGAGAAGTTGGGCTGCGGCGGTTTCGGCACCGTTTACCAAGTTACCGATATTTTTGGCAACGTTTCGGCTATTAAAATTGAACGCAATGCTCCTGGTGTCGCCCTGTTCAAAGAGATTTCTGTTCTTCGCGCTCTGAAAGGATATGAAAAATTTGGCGTTCCGAGTATGATAGACAGTGGTAAACTCAGGCACGACAACAGCCCGCATCTCATCAGCGATGAGAAAGAGTCTTACTTTTACTGTATTCTGCCAAAGTTTGAATATTCACTATCAGATCGTTTGGACGACGCAGCCCATTCCGAACGCGGTCTAATAACACTTGAAGAGAAGAAGAAGGCTATTAACGACATCCTTTTGGCCATCGCCTTCATAACTAGTAAAGGCTATGTTCACCTGGATATTAAGCCCGACAACATCATGTGTCGTCGCGGAAAGTGGTACCTGATCGACTTTGGCCTAGCATCCCGCAACATGGAAGGCGCCACTATTACCGACAAACGACAAGCCGGCAATGGAACGATTGAATTTATATCACGAGACATGGCCTCGGGGACAATCAGCATTAAGGCCGATTTGGAATCTTTAGCCTATACAGCACTGCACATGTTTGTTCATCTTCCCTGGCAAGGAACTATAAATCGACCAAAAGTACTAGACATGAAGAATGAACTATTCATTAACGGTCTGGCTAAATACACTACGGTACCCGAGGAAGTTAAAACATTTATCTCCATAGTTGGCAATTTAGACACGCTAAAAGAAACCATAGATTGTAAATCACTAAAAGTCTAATGAAGCACATGAAACAGGATTATTGGGACCAGTTAATATTACTTTTTATTTTATTTTTTTGAGACCATTTGGTCTCAAAAAAGACAACTTCCCTACTCTGACTTCTTGTCGCCGACGCGGTACGCGTAAACGGTACCGATAACACCAATAATTAAAAGAGCTATGGCCGTATACAGCATCCAGGTCGACTTTGCCTGGTACTTGAAGCCACTTGAATTGTTCAACGTGGTATTGCCGAAAAGGGCTTTTGCCCCGGGTATTCGTTTTTCCAATGTCCATTGGCCGCCGACAAACCGGTAGACGATAAAGTTACGATAATAACTTTTCTCCAGGAAAACATAAACCGAGTTTTCTTGTACATTAGGAATCACGGATGGATCTTGCAATGGACTAATCGTGCCCACATCGAGTGATGAATACGGTATCTCAGTCACCTTGCCGCCCAAATTCCAGCCAGTTGCATCTTTCTGATACCACTGAGCCGATACGGTGTCAAAGTACAAATCACCGAGAGCACTCTCCGTCAACCCGGCCGGAGACCCGTCTCCTTTGAAGATGTTCTTGGGAGTGACAAGGACAGGTGCCTTGTCTTGACCCAGGGAGGCTTTACACTGAGGCGAGACAGACGTGTAGTGCGCCGTGTTATCTCCAGTTACGGGCGTGTTAACGCCATCAATCGTAAAATCCGTTTTAAAATCAAAAGCCTGACACATGCTGTTAACGGCGCATCCGTTCGCTGCCTGAGCTGCCGTGTCGTAACGGGTTTTGGCCAACAGTTCGGCATTACATATGGGACTGTTTTCAATGAATGTTGAAAAGCCGATAATGTCCATCTCATCCGTTCCCGAACGATAGTACAAAACGAAAAGAATGGCCGAAGCTAACAACATTAAAGGGAAAATATATTTCAAGATTGAAGTACCAATTGTCACTACGCCCAAAACCGGGATACCTATAATGGCCGCCACGATGAGAGCAATGAAAAGGGGTGAAATACCCTTGGCCTGTGATGTTGACAACTGATTCAACTGCTGGGACAGTGTCTGTATCGTACTGCTGTTGGCTACCGCCTTGGAGGCACAGTCTTGAAAGATGTTCGAAACCTGGTCAAAGACATTATTTTGAATAAGTACATCTCCTTTCACTCGTTCAATGGTAATGTTTTGAAATTGTTGTCCGCCAACACCGCATGTTTCGGATATATTGGAGATCAAGTTGATCGACGCGTCAACCAAGGTGCTCATCACATTCTCGGCTTTGGCAAATTGTAGAATATTCAAGCCCGATATAAGGGATTTGGCTTCCTGGCCCAACTGTGTCACAATCTGTTGCTGGGCTGCCTCGGTATTTAAAGCGTCAAACAGGGCTTTCATGTTTAACTGTGCCGTCTGGGTGAAGCGATTTCCCGTAATGACGACATCGCCTTCCACGTCCATCACACTAATAATCTGTGATTGATCAGTAGACAATTGTGTCTTTTGAATAATATTAGCCGTCACTGTGGCAATCGACTTGGTCACAGCATTGATTATATTTTTTGAGCTCGATTGTCCCATTTCTTTTTATCTCTCGGGATAATCCTTTTTGAAATAATTGAATTAACATAAAGTTTAGTAAGATAAAAGAGAATAAAATGGAACCCATACTAGAACCTGAACCGAATCGATTCGTCTTTAAGATTATTCGCGAGGACGTGGGTACTTATTACCGGCAACACAAGGCATCGTTTTGGACACCCGAGGAGATTGACTTTCAACAGGACATTGCCGATTGGAAGCGATTAACGGCCAATGAACAATTTTACATTAAGAATGTATTGGCCTTCTTCGCGGCCAGTGATGGCATTGTCAATGAAAACCTGGTTAATAACTTTTACAATGAAGTTCAGTATGCGGATGTTAGAGCCTTCTACTCTTTTCAAATCGCCATGGAGAATATACACTCGGAGACGTACGCTCTTCTACTGCAAACCTACATTACCGACGAACAAGAGCAAGACGTCCTCTTTCACGCTATTGAAAACATGCCGGCTATTAAGAAAAAGGCTGACTGGGCCCTTTCTTGGACTGATCCGCAGAAAGCCTCCTTTGTCGAACGATTAATCGCCTTTGTCGCCGTTGAAGGCATATTTTTCAGTGGATCATTCTGCTCCATTTTCTGGCTAAAGAAACGTGGACTCTTGCCAGGTCTAACCTTCTCCAATGAATTAATATCGCGCGACGAAGGCTTGCACTGTGAATTTGCCATAAATCTCTTTAATAACCATATAAAGTATAAGATTGGACAGGCTAGGATTAAAGAAATCTTACTCGGCGCTCTCAGCATTGAAAAAGAGTTTATACTCGAGTCTTTGCCGGTAAATCTAATTGGAATGAATTCTCTCCTCATGAGTCAGTACTTGGAGTATGTGACTGATCGACTCTTGTTACAATTGGGATGTCCTAAAGAATTTAACGTTAAAAACCCGTTTGACTTTATGAACATGATCAGTCTCGAAGGTAAAACCAACTTCTTTGAAAAGCGCGTCAGCGAGTATTCAAGAGCCAATGTATTTTCCAGCACGCGACAGACGAAAACCATTACCACCTCAAGTATTAAATTTGACACTAACGACTTTTAACCGGTCCCCCTATTTAGCCTCGTATTTTCAATTTATGACTAAATTGAAAATTAGTGTAAACTTGGCCATGTTAAAGTCAATTCGACTAGACTTGCAATTGATAAAGAGTAAACGGCTTTTAGTGGCCATGATCGCTAAGAATGTCAATCCCTACATTAAACGGGTTTTGGCCAATGCTCACCGCTACGGTTCCTACTTTTCTGATTATTCTATCACGGTTATTGATGGACATTCGACAGATGGGACATTTGAGACGTGTCAAGAGGATTCCAAAGTGACTGTTTTCCGACAACCGAGCACCTTTCTCAGCCGACCCTTTTCATTATGCGAAGCGAGAAATATGTACTTGAGCCTGTTGGAGAGTCAGTTTGGTGAAAACGTATACCTTCTCGTACTGGATTCGGACATAATCAATTGCGACCCGATGGACGAGTCCGGCTTCCTTTCCTGTTTCAGTTACCCACTAGAGGAATGGGACATGATGGGTGCCAATCAGACGCACTCTTATTACGATGTCTGGACTTTGCGCTCGTCCGAGTGTCCAGAGGACTTTCAAGAAGTAATGAGACGCGAAGGCAATTACGACTATACCTCCTTTCACTATCTGAAAAAGAATCAGGTACCTAAACCACGTCAACAGGCCCCGTACGCGGTCGAGAGCGCTTTTGGCGGAGCAGCCCTTTATCACACGGAGAAAATAAAGGGCCTCCGATATAAGTGTTTTGTTGAAGAGCTGGGCAATCCTTTCTGGGGCGCTTGGAAGGAGGTTTGCGAGCACGTCCCATTCTGTCAAGCCCTGAGAGCCAAAGGCGGTCGTCTCTTTATCAATCCAGCATTTATCAACGCTTCGGGCTTAAATTACTAAATAGTTAAAATGATAAATGCTAATGAACAAAAAGTCAAGAATGAGATATTGTTGAAATTAAATGTTGAACAACCGTATCGATACTCTCAGACTAATGTCGTCACAGCAGAAGCAAGGGCCTACTTTCCCTATATGGACTGGTTTCGAGGGGATTACATGTCCGAATGTCCCATCATTGCCGAAAGAGAGGCCGGCTTTCGACCACGTGAAGAAAGGACACCTCTTACTGGCTGCCCAGATATGGTTGGCGGTGAAGCCGGTCATGCCTACCCACAGCACTGTTTTCGATCCGGACTATTGACACACTATCCCTGTTATCCGGAATGTACGGAAACTTTTAAAAGAAACGATCCAACCCTGATGAGACAGACAAAGTTGTATCTCTTCCGTTAAATCTGTTGACAGTTCAATATCTTGATTAAAGATATTGAACACTTTACTGGCGAGGATCCATCTTTTCGTGTAACAAGTAATACTCTAAATTCTTCTTATTCAGTTCCGTATCAAAGCCACTTTCAATAGCCTTCATGCAGGCTTGGCGACCTTTATCGAACTCTCCCACGTAGTAAGAGCTGATGCCAGCCTCTTGCCAACGATCATGTTGATAACATTTGTCATTGACAAATAGAGTACAATGATGAGGATATGATAGATCGCACGCCAGATTGGCAAAAGTGTAGGCGAGCAGATTCTGTCCTTTGACACGGTAAAGACGCGACAATTCAACCAGGGGTTCAGCTCGCGCCACCACTTCAAAGGCCGTTAAATAGAGCACTATTTTCTTATTTTCATCCGTCTCATAGCCGGCGCATTTCAAGAGGGAATTGAAACGCTCCTCGTAAAAGCCGTCCGTATTTTCGGAGCGCACTTTATAAGCATAGGCAGCGTCCGTGCTCAAGCCTAGGCATTCGTAAGTTTGGGCCAGATAGTACTGGGTCCGAGCATCTGTCGGATGTAAAGCCAGCTCCTTCTTCAGCAGAATTAGATCTTTATGCCAGCGAGCGGCACTTTTACCATCATCCTTGGATCGGTCCTGAAAGATTATAATGTCGGAGTTGAGCGTCGCCGTTGCCATATCGGGCAGAGAGGCGTTCAAATACTCGTGCACTACTCCCTTGTACAGCCAGCCAGAATTTAATTTTATAATCCTGATATTGTAGTAATTCAATTCGTAGCCACGATGAATGAACCAGTTCTGATGAACATAGTACCCGGCGTTCAGGGTATTCTGTTGCGACAGATGTGTTTTCAACGTGCCATACTTGCCGGCATCCAGTTTTAACTCGTCATTACAGTCCATTAATAGTGCATGTGTGTAACGGCCGGTCTGGCTATCGGCGACAATCTGACTTTCGGCAAAAGCCAGCATCTTATTTCGCGACGTACTGAAATCCTCAAAAATACCCTCTAAAAGGTGGAACGGCATGTGATGCTCCAAGGCGAAAGCTCGTGCCAATTCTACCGTATCATCGGTTGAGCCCGTATCGAATAAAATAAATCCGTCGACATGCTTTTGAACACTCTGCAACGTGACAAGTATTCTGGCCGCTTCATCCTTTACCATTAGAGCCGCTGCTAGATGCATTTCTTATTTTCTCAAAGTGTTTAGATACTATAACTCTTTTTTGTGCTAGTGACAATTTCAAAGCCAAGCAGCTTTGAAATGTAAAGTTAGGGAAATTAAAACCAGACAATATTTTCAATCAGTTTATCGCGGTAATCTTGTAATGCATATCCGTTAGGACCGGTTATGGGACCTAAATTAGTGTCCATGAGGAAGGTGTGGTACATGCAATTTAGCCATGAGTTTTCAATGTTGAAGGGTGATTCCGGCGTCACCGTGTACACTTGGAACAGGCTCTTGACGAAAAGACGCTGTTCATCCGTTTGCGGCGATCCGACACTTTTCCAGTACTCGTTCATCTTTGGACGGCGAGCATGGACCGACCTCGTGGCATGATATTTACTTGTCAGTTGAAAACTCTGTTCCGGTGTTATCTTGTACAAGTAACAGAGGATGGCCGAAACTAGAACACCAGAGCGTCCATGACCGGCTTTACAGTGTATGTACATCTTGGAGCCGTTGCGGATCCGATTAGCCAAATGAATGATTAGCGCACAGAATTCTCTAATGTTAATAGGACTTTTCTGATCAGGAATGACGAATTTAATAACCTGGACTTTGGTCTTGTAAGGACGGACACGCTTCTCGTTCGGCATGGTCAAATCGACCAGAAGATTACAACCCCATTCTTCAAGTTCGTGAATTTGGTTCTGAGTGGGATAAGCTCCGAAAAGACATTGATCGGGGATAAAATAGGCAGATGTTTCTTTATAGGACATTTTCTACTATAACTAAATCCATGTAGGTTTAATTTCATGTTTTATACTTTGACCTGGATTATTGTATTATTTTGGCAACATCCAACTCCCACATGGTGAACGGTGACTGTGATGATATGATATTGAAGCTGTCTTGTAATTTATTTACACGACGTTTTAATTCTTTCATCCTATCCTCGGTGAGAGAGCGAATGGGCATGTCCATCAGGTGAGCAATGCACTCTTTGTCGGGCGTTATTCGATCGGAGATGGCGGCTATGATGCTCTCTTCCTCGTGCGTCAAGTCGATAACTTTATCTTTCACTAATTGTATAAAAGTCACTTTATAGGAAGATTCGCGAATAGCCTGGGAATAGTCGTGAAGGAGACGGGCTTTCCTCTTTTCATTCAAAGACAGGCGTTCACAACCCCACATGTTAAAAACACCCCGTAAGTCGAGACGAACAATACGCTCTTCCCGGTCGAAAACGGTTATATTGTCGAGGTTAAGAGTGCTGGTCAAGCCCTTTTTCAACCTTGTCAGGTCTTCACTATTAAAATCCGTGTTAACTTTCAGGGTGTAATTGACTTTTGTGGGCGTCGAGTTATTAGTCCATCTTACATTGGACATTTCGTCGAGTAGCTTGTGAAACTTATTGTTCCAAAGGCCAATGGGTAGTTCGGACACGGTTAGCCTTCTATTAGTCGAGAATGTGCTTTCATCGACGATGCCGGACGTGATAAACTTTCGTGACGATGTATGGCTAATAGTACCTGAAAAGTATTTGTAGGAAGGCGTCAATGTATTGAGAAATTTGGTCAAGCTGTCGTCGTCCGACGCTAGACCGCTCATCTGGGCGCGCATCCATAAACGACAGGCTTGAATTACCTCTTTCAAAGCAAATTGTGGAACAGAACACATCCAACCGGTGCCAATGCCGACACATCCGTTGACCAAAAGAAGAGGCACGACGGGAACGTAATAGTAGGGTTCGATTAACAGGCCATCATCCGAACGATACGATAATAGGATGTCATCCTCGGAGGGGAAGAGGGCGTCAAAGTTTTTCGACACTTTGGTGTAGATGTAGCGGGGAGAGGCGGCATCTTCACCGCCCTCCAATCGAGTACCGAACATGCCTTCCTCTGTCAATAAGGGTTCATTATTAGATCCGGGGAAGCTTTGAGCCATTTTAATAATTGTTTTAAACAGATTTTCCTCGCCATGATGATAGTTTGTCTTCTCGGCCACATAGGCACCAAACTGTGCCACCTTTGTTTCCGTGTACAGACGCTTCTTTTTGGCCGCATACACGATCTTCCTCTGCGACTCTTTCAGCCCGTCTAGCACGCTGGGCAGGCTGCGCTTACAGTCATCATAAAAGTATTTAATTAATTCATGGCTGAGATGATGACTTATCATGACAGGGTGTATGTTGGCCTCGTTACTAACAGGACAGACTTCGGACTGGGCAAAGTATAATTCGAGCCACTCTTTCCTCTTGCCGCTTTCACTCTTGCTAAAAGCCATTTCAAAAACACTGTCCGTCTGCTCGTCCGAAATAAAGTCAAGCATGCGAATTCCAAACACGTCTTTGACCTCACTGGCCTTTATAGTACCTAGACCCTTAATGTAGGTGACTTTTTCATCCGGAGAAGCCGTATGTTCAAAGGAGAAACGTGTTGACATGCCACTCTTAATACGGAGAATTGGCGTTTTCATGCTAATGACGAATCCGGCACGTAATAGATCGGGAAATAGGGAATGAAAGAAGTTTAATAAGAGGCATTCAATGTGAATTCCGTCAACATCGGCATCGGTCAGGATGCACATTTTACCATAATTTAAAGTCTCTGGGCGATTGGGTTTGCCGTATTGCAAGCCCAGTATCTTGATCAAATTGGTAATTACCGTATTGTTTTGAAGAGTTTTGGCGGTCGCGTTACGAGTATTTAGTAGCTTGCCTCGCAATGGGTAAATGCCAAAATAGTCGCGTCCTTTTCGTCCCATGAAACCTTTACCGATGCCTTCGACAGCAAACGTCTTGGCCGACAAGCCTTCGCAGACGATAAGAGTACATTCTCGACCTTTGATACCACCCGACAGGTTGGCCCGATCGTATCCGTCAACACTGACCGCGGTGGACTTTTCCATGGCCAACTTAGCCACCATAGACTTTTTCTCCTTCTTGTCTTTCAGTGCCAGCAGTTGCGGGCCAATAGACCATTTGAAAATCTTGTTTACTTGATTAGCGGTAATCGGTTCGCTCGTCACATTGGGGGCTTTTAATTCATTCTTCTCCTGTCCTTCAAATTCAGGATTGGGTATTTGCACCACAATGATAAATCTGAAAAATGGTTTAATGTCTTTCAACGTTAAAACTTTATCTTTTCCATTCAGTTTGTCAAGGATGGGTCGGCATACGGCTTCTATCCATGAATCGACATGCTTACCACCTTTCTTGGTGGCCATTCCGTTGACAAAGGACAGGATGTCAAGTTCGGAACTGGGCGACACTAACACCGTGGACGTTTGAATCCCATTCTCGTAATCTAGTCTTAATGTGTCGACCGAGCCCGATGTGAATAGAAGGGGGAAATGAGACAGTTTATTGGGAAGTTTCTGGCCGTTTAGCGTACATTTAAGACCGGTAATCATGGCCGTCGTTACGAGGAAAGATGAAAAGTATTCAATCAGTCCGGCCACACTGCTGAGACCAAACCATTCAAAGTCCCATGACCATTTGACCGACGTGTAACCTTTACTGCTAGTACATTTTTTGATTACAGGACCGGACGTCGCTTTCATGTTATCGGTCCAAGTTTGAGTGAATTTCAATTGACGGATAGGATCCACGGCTTGCACGGTAAAGACTTTTGAGAGTACATTAGTGAGTTTAGCACCGAGCCCGTTACGTCCACTGGTGTATCGCTTCTCCCGGTCGTTATAGTTGCTGCCCGACAGCAAATGACCAAATATCAAGGTATGGTTGTATATGTTCTCCTTCTCATTCACTTCAACGGGAATAACCTGTCCATCGTTGACAATTTCACACTGTTCCGGTGTTAACAAGACATGGATGAATGTCATTTTGACAGGCTTCCTTACCGCGTTATCGACGGCATTGGACAGGATCTCGACAAAGGTGCGAATAATAGCCGGACTAGCCATAAAGCTTTTCTTTTCTAGACGAGATTCCTCTGTCCAAACCCATTCGTTCATCGGTTCAATCATTTTTGAACCGACGTACATGTCGGGTCGGGTTAATATGTGATTAATAGGATCTTGTTTTGTATATTGCATTTGAGCCATGTGTTCTTTCACTTATCTACTTCTTAGTTACGTAAAGACTTCTTCAAATCACGACTAAAAAATAATAGGTTTCCAAAAATGAGTGAAAAGTTTTGGATGTACGATATAACAGAGTTGTTTCGTTCTTTTCAGTTAATACCATCGTCGTCGGACTCGTTGGCCGTCAGGTACAATGCTCTGACACGATTGGCCTTTATTGTCTGTGCGGTTCTAGCCCTGGTGGCGCCAACTCTAGCCTTGGTAACTTTACTTTTAATGCTGGCCTTTTTTATAGCCATGTACTCTTACTCTTCAGGACCGGCTTACATTGTCGGCCAGGCATTATCGCGCCGACCGGTTATTGAAAAGTATGTCGAATTGCCGTCAGTGCAAACCGGGCTTGACAATGCGGTCAATGCTTCTAATGAAATGCGTCAACTACAGCTATCAGAATTTATGAAAGAGTACACTTCGGTCGCCGACGGAGTCTGGTTTACCAATACCTTCCCACCGACGCAGAAAAGATTCTGTAACGATGCTGTCCTTTTAACAGACGGATGCGACTACGTGTCAATGAATCAGTCTCTGGCCGGACAGGAGAATGCAAAAGTCAAAATACCGCCCATTGTCGTGGCTCCATCGCACGATTTTGAATCATGGAAGAATAATGATTTTGTCGTTCCCTCGGGAATTAACCGTCGTACCAATTACGACCCGTACCGAGCCGGTTACTTGTCGGCCCAGTGTTGTCCTGTTGAAACAGTAAAGCCGGTTGAAACAGAAAGTCCCGTGTCTCCTTCTGAACCCACGACGACTCTGGCCCAGAAGCCCACTTTTGGAAGAACGTCATCAAACCAGAGACAAATAAAAGAGAATTATAATAAAGAAAATTATCCTAATGTGGGCCAAGTGCGGTCACGTCCTTTACCGGCACGGCTTCGGTCAGAAACCACGGCGACCGAAGATGAAAGTTACGATATCCCCGTCACCGTAATTCCCACCCCCATGTTTGAAAGTCGGGGAAAAGATAATCTTTTAACGCAAACACTTCAGCCTGGAGTTTATCAGAAGACCAACATTGGAGAGCCGATACAAAGTAATATCGGTATTTCCTACACTCCTCAATTCGTTCCGACCGAGATTGAAGAGACGGAAAGAGGAATCAAGTTTACACAGCGCAATCCGTGCGACATTCTTCATTTGGCAGCGGAGCAAGAGATTCCTATTGAGGAAAGTGTCGATAACGTATACGATCCGAGATTTACCGGTTACGGAACTGGATATCGTGCCTATGTTGATTCCTTGACTGGACAGCCACGCTTCTTCTACGACGATATAGATTCTATCACCATGCCCAACTATATTACCAGAAGCCATGTGGATGTTTTTCCCTGGGCCGACACCTACGGTCCAGATACGATGAAAAGTACCGACAATGGCAACGAGTATCGACGTCTAGCCAATAACGCCTTTACCGATTCCACCATCCTATTTCGCACGGAAATGCAGGAACGTCTAATGAGGAAGCGCAATGCCGAACTGTGGCAACAACGCTTAGCGCCCATTTCCACCCTACAACGCCTGTAGTCGCCTGGTTAATTTACATTTTACACATGTCGATTCATTTGCCGTCGAAGGCAAATGAATCTTTAGCGCTCTTTATTAATTTTAAGTTTCTGCTCTTGAACCGTATCGCAAGTCTTGTCCAACAGCTCTTTCATAAAGGCCTCGTCGTCGATGCCGCGATTGTACAGAAGAGCCTTGACCCGGTACTGATACTCCTTCTTATTGTAGGATATTTTCTTCTCCTGGTTGGTTAGTGAAATGTAAGTGTGTTCATCCAGACGAACACCTGTTTCACCGTTCTCGTTCAAATAGGCTTTTATGTCTTTAATGATCTCCTGTTCCTGCTTCCTCATGACTTTCAAGTCGTTAACCTTTCCCGTGATTTGGTGTTTTAGGTGAAGATAGCTTTCAATTATCTGTTGAATTGTCATATTTTTCATAGAACTCGAGTTCATTTAAGCCAAATGTGTCGGTAAATATCTTTCTTTCCTCTTCTGTCAGTGTGGACGGATCTAGACCGTCTCGAAGGGCCAATCTCAACTGAGTGGCCACCTCCATTTGAATCATGTGAGGATTGTTAAAGTCGGTATGCTCGAGCATAACGGATGCCATTTTCTGACATCGGTACTTTTGATCTGGGTCCATATAACTGATGGTCCTTTCAATGTCGGGATCTTGCCAAAGACTTTTAGTGTTCATTTTTATTGGATCTAGCACTTTTTTAATATAAAGTTGACAATATATGTCTTAAAATGGTAAATACTATTTCTTTATTTAGGGATAATACAAGTTCCACGGCACCCGTCCAATGGGATATAAATAGGAGATCGGTAACGGAAAGCATGAACATGTCTCAGTTGCCTTCCTTTTTGAAAGAAGAAAGCCGGATAATTCCCTTTGATAGGCAACTGTTGGGCTTCTTTTGGCAGCCCGGCTTTGATGAAACATGGTTTTATCTGGACGATGTCTTTGTCAAAGAGTGGTTAATAAAGCATGCATCACCTAAGCAGGACTTGTGCATCCAGAAAATATACGATGAATATCTAGTGCCACATTTTCATAAAAACTACGATTATGTTATATGTGGTCCTGAAGTGGAACATGTCTTCTCTGTCACGGGTAATTGTCTAAAAGAGCTGTGTTTACTGGTTAGTCGGGTATTTGTCCGTTTATTTGTCCGAACCGATCGTCTAGCACAAATGTTATCAATTGAAAGAGCCATAAACATTAACAAGCAACGCATTGATAATATTTTACTGGACTTGTAAAAGCTAAATAATGAATAGAGATCTATTTCAAATCGGTTACATATCGCCTCTGCTTCAAACGGATGGAAGTATTGATAATAAGATTAACATGCTGCCTAAACCGTACTGTTATCAGGACGTGTCCTGTTGCACGTCTCAGTTCAGTCTCTGTCGTTATCCGACACAGTCCGGTGCTAGACTATACTTTCCTAAATTCAGCCCATATTCAGATGATGGACAGGTTTGCAATACAGGCTCCTGTGCTGAGATGCTTAGATACGTATAAGACTGTATAGAACCGGTATTCCAAATGGACGAGTCCATTGGGAATTTAAGATGAGCAAATGAGACAGTGGTCATCATTTTGACAAGTGGAAGGAGTCGGGTCTATGGTTACTTTTACGGCATTGGTGGCGCTTTTGGTGCGTAAATAGTACATGCCCGTTTTTAAGCCTCGTCGCCACGCGTACATGTGCATACTGGAGACGCGATCAAGAGTCGGATTTTCCATGTACAAGTTCATTGACTGTGATTGATCGATGAAACAGCCTCTATCGGCGGCCATGTCAATCAGGTCTTTCATCTTCATTTCCCAAACAGTGAGGTATAGGGCCTTTATGTTTTCTGGAATGTTGAGTGCCTGTACCGAACCGTTATGTTGAACAATGTGATCTATCGTGTCTTGATTCCACATGTTTAATTTTATCAGATCCTCGAGTAGGTATTTGTTTGAAAGGATAAATGTGCCTGCCAGGACTTGTCTGTTGTGTAAATTAGATAGGAAAGGTTCAAAAGATTCATTATTGCCCATGATTTGGGCCGTGGAAGCGGTCGGCATGGGCGCGATAAGTAGTGAATTACGAACTCCGTGAAGTTTAATTTTGTTACGGAGTTTTTCCCAGTCCCAGAGTCCATTGGGTGTTGCTCTCTCCCAAAGATCGAATTGAAAGAGACCCTGTGAAATGGGTGATTCTTGATACGTTTTATACGGGCCGTACTTTACTGCCTCATGCATGGAAGCGGTCAAAGCAGCATGATATATGGTCTCAAAGATGTTGACATTCAAAGTCTTGGCCTCATCACTGCAGAAGGGTAAACGTAATCGACAAAATACATCGGCCAGTCCTTGAATACCGATGCCGATTGGCCGATGTTTTAAATTACTACAACGACATTCTGGAAGGGGATAATAGTTAATGTCAATGATTCTATTCAAGTTCACCGTGATTTGTTGCGTGATGCGATGCAGGGCTTTGAAATCAAAGACGCCATCCACGATAAAGCTCGGCAAGCACAGGGAAGCCAGATTGCAAACGGCAATTTCATTCTTGTCGGTATATTCAACAATTTCCGTACATAGGTTGCTTGATTGAATAATTCCAATATTTTTCTGGTTGCTTTTACGATTGACGGCGTCCTTGTAAAGCATGTAAGGTGTCCCTGTTTCTATCTGGGCCGTGACAATCTTCTCCCATAACAGGTGAGCCGGTATAGAACGCTTGCCTTTCCCTTCCCTTTCATAGGTTTCATATAGGGCTGTAAACTCGTCGCCAAAAACACGATCTAGTTTGGGACATTCATTGGGACACATAAGAGTCCACATGCCATTGTCCAGGACTCGCTGCATGAACAGATCCGGAATCCAAAGTCCGTAGAAGAGATCTCGGGCTCTCAACTCTTCACTTCCAGTATTCTTTTTCAGGTCGAGAAAGTCAAAGATATCGGCATGCCACGGTTCCAAATACAGGGCAAAAGAGCCTTTACGCTTGCCACCTCCCTGATCAACGTAACGGGCCGTTGCATTGAAATTACGAATCATTGGGACAATTCCGTTACTAATGCCATTGGTACCGGCAATATACGACCCGGCTGCTCGTATATTATGTAAGGAAAGACCGATCCCTCCGGCACTCTTTGATATTTTAGCACAATCACTTAGTGTTTTGTAAATTCCGTCAATGCTGTCATCGTGCATTTGCAGAAGGAAGCAGGAAGACATTTGAGGTCTTAACGTGCCTGCATTGAATAGGGTCGGCGTGGCATGAATAAAGTACTTGAGGCTCATCAAAGTATAAGTTTCTTTCACCTGTTCCAAGTTGTCGCCGTGAATGCCGATCGCCACACGCATAAACATGTACTGCGGTCGTTCCACCACACAATCCTTGATCCGTAAAAGATAGGATCTCATTAGAGTTTTTACGGCAAAGTAGTCAAAGTCGAAATCGCGATCATCCACGATGAGGGCGTCGAAATAATCGGCATGTTTCATTACGATGGAATAAAAGTCTGGACTGACCAGAGGACTGGGAAGACCGGTCTTTTCGTTAACGTTATGAAACAAGTCGTAAACTGTTCGAGAGAATATGTGAAATGTCTCTTTGTGCAAGCTGGATATTAGGATTCGTCCGGCTAATTTATTGTAGTCAGAGTGTTGTACCGAAAGAGAGGCAGCTACCTCGGCCGCTAACTCGTCTAGGCTGATCGTTTTAACACCCTCGTACAGACCATTGACCACTTTAATAGATACGTTGATCGGGTCGACGATTGGCGATAAAGCACCTTGTCCACCGATTGACCGACACAACTTTATCAAACGTCTCGTTATCTTGTCAAAGGACACATTTTCATACTGTCCATTTCTTTTGATTACTCGCATTGTTTTGTTTTATTACTGTCTATCTCTAAACTTGATTTATTCAAATCGCTGCTCAAGACTGTGCCACATATAGTTTATCATTTAATATGGCATTTTACAGCTTGATAACTATAATGAAAAGTAAAATGATGATCAGGACAAGGGCGGCCGCCAGCCAATTAAAAGTCGTTGTCAGCGGGGCAAAGATACTATCAGAATCAAAATGTTCAACCGTGGCTCTCCTTCTCCGGTTAGAGTAGGACGGGTGCTCATCGGTCCAAAAAGCGTTACCCTGTGGTTGCTTAAAGTATGTAGGCATTTTCAGTTCTTTTAAGGAAGAAATTTTATTTTAACTCTAAAATAAAATGTATGCCCAATTGACACAGTTCGGTAATTCCAATATAAATTCACTACCAGTTTATAATAATGATCCTTTAACGTACTGCATTGGAGAGAGTATGTCACAAGCTTTCAATCATGGAAGTAACGGTTCAACTTATGGGCAAAACAGTCCTAGCTGTCAAGTGTACCTGGCTCAAAGGTGCGCTCAAGGATGGGACGGTATCTGCGAGTACGCATCACAGTCAACGGCTAATCCCATCTGGTCTCAAGCGGCCAATACCATGAGCGGAGGCAATAAAGAGGTCCTGGGTTTGACATCCGGACAAAATCTGATTCGTAACACGGCACAGGAAAAGTACCGATCGAAAATGTACAATTGTGACATGAAAGTGGAACAATTCGATCCGCTCAATCCCGCTTCGCCGTACATAGCTTATTACATTGGTCAAAACTGTGTCCCTCAATACTCGGTCGATCCAAAAACAATTGACAACGATCGAGTTATGAATTTAGTTCTCGATCAGCCCAGTATTGCCATGCAAATGCTAATGAATATTAAAAACACCATGATTCGAGACGGGACTTTTACTATGTTGGCCGGAACACGCCTTGGACGCTTTTACGGCTTACCCGACCCCAACAAGCCAGCCACTGGCTACGCGGCACCTCGTCCACCATGTACGCCCAACCAATATCTTTTGAGATGATTCGGTCGTCCTTCGGTCGTCCTTCGGTCGTCCTTCGGTCGTCCTCCGGTCGTCCTTCGGTCGTCCTTCGGTCGTCCTCCGGTCGTCCTTCGGTCGTCCTCCGGTCGTCCTTCGGTCTTATTTACTATTGTCCATTTTCAGATTGGAAACGGCTGACATGATCTTGCTCAGATCAGGGGTTCGCCCTTGTTCAATTGCCGTCATTGTGTCGGTAACCGTTTGTAAAGTACTTCTCGTTGACGGATCCAAATCATGTTGAACACTATTGATAATGGTACCGACCGTGCCTGTCAAGTCGGACAGTTTATATTTTCCCGACGTTAAACCGTTCTTAATACTGTTTACCATGGCTTTAAAGTCGGGCATTTCCATAATAGACGAGATATCGGTAATGTCCCCCGCGCTGGCAATACCTTTTACCTGATCAAATACGTCGGCAAAAACCGGATTGTCCTTCAATATATTCATGGCGGTGTCGACCTTTGATGTTTCGTTCGACTCGGCGGCACTGTTCACCAGTGCTTCTCGTCCATTGGGCAGAAAAGCCTCTTCGAGTCGAAGGAGATCGGACCAAACACGTTCTCTCTGTTCACCGATGATAAAGTTCTCCATGGCAATAACACACGAGTGCTTACCTGTTTTAAAATCGGGCTGATCAAAGAGACATTGCCCTATCTTCGTGTTATTAATCAGAAACTGTCGGAACATGTTCACTTCCCTATCTTTCAATTCGCTACTTTCGGCGATATTCTTTAAATGCTTCGTGTACGTAACGATGATTGGATATCGTCTTTTGGCAAATGTGAGAGAGGAGAAAAATCCTGACAATAAATCAAATTCCATTTTGTGTATTTAGTACTTTATTTAAGCCGATTTCACAAAGTGTTAAACAACATTAGGTCGTCTGACTTCTTTTATCACTCAAGTCGAGTGATAAAAGCCTGTTCAACTTTAACCGCACATAGAACCCATATACGTCGTATTGCAATTTCCAGCCCCATAGCCATAGGCTTTGCCGATTGAAAAGTAGTTGCCAGTGCTGGAACCACAGCCACAACCCGCATCGCCATGTGTTAGGGTAGAGTAAGAAGGAGCTCCATACTGAGGAACAATATAATAACCTGATACTGATGTCATAGGAATTGGAGGTCTAATACCTCTAAAGCTATTATTGTACATACCTAGCTGTGCATAGTTACATCCAGATCCTGGATTTGGTCCTAGACCATAATAGACATTGTCATTCGTGTTGGATAAAATCATTTTTAATAGATTAAGATTTTTTTATAGTATAATCTCTTGAATAGTGGCTATAACATTAGATCAGGTCGGCTGAAACGATAATTTCGTCAACAATAACCGAGACAGAACGCGATCCGTCTACTTTCCAAGTTTTACCCAGTTTGGCTTCTGAATCAATCTGATCATATACATCAGCGTATTCAACCGATAAATACTCTATATACTCTGTTTTTATATTCTTCTCGCAAGGACGACCTCTCAGGGCTATTCTTTCCATGCAAGACACGGTTGACGTATCGATATAAAAACTACAATCCGGTTTCCATCTTAGAGCTTCGTGCATTTTCAACACGAGATCGTACTCGGCCGCGTCTAAATATTGTAAACGTCGACCATTTTTAGCAAAAATTAAAGACGCATCTGGTGAGCGTTCCACAAAAACAACACGGCAATCGAGCTCTTGAATAGTTCTGTACTGTTGTTTCATTGAATATAGAATAGCTAGCTGTAAAGTGCACATCCAGCGCTTTTCATCGTTATAATAACGCTCAAGAAATACACCCCAATAGTCCAAATCCTCCTCGAAAACATAATAACCACGTGCTTTCAGTTCATTAAGAACTGTGGTCTTACCAGCTCCTATATTACCATCAATACAGATAACTTTCATTTTTGCTTTTATATTTTGATAATCATAGACAAAATACAAAATCATATTTGGCCAAATATGATTTTAAGAAGCCTCATCGGGCTTTACATAAAAACGAGAAAGAGTATATATGGACACTGGTCCACAAACCAATGTAAATCTCATTCAACCTTGACAGCCATTGACGCTTCGTAAAGAGCTTTCCTATCTTCAAACAGTTTAGAATAACGTTCAAAGAGGGCAGGCGAATCCTTTGTATTGTTCCAAAGAACGCTCAACTCTTTCAAAGTAATTTTCGGATTTTTCACTCGTTCCTGTTCGCAAAAGTACAGATACTTGGAACGAAATCTATTCTTATTTTCACTTGGCACCTGTGGCTTCTTCTCTTCATGGTAACGCTTTTTATCCTTTTCAAACGCTTCGGACAGTTTTTGATCTGTTTCAGGATCAGGAGACAGTTGGAAAAGTCTCCAACGACGACCTAGTTCGCATGTCACTTCACGAATATTCATGTTAGGATTTTCTTTTCTAATCTCCTTTCGAACTGGATCGCAAAAGTACAAGTACTTACTTTTAGGACGAACTGGCTTCGGTGGTTGATCAATATTTGTAACCACATTCTTAAACTTCTTGATATTATTCTTATCTTTCCAAAGAGCTATTAATTCCTCAGGTGCATTGTTGGAATAAAGAAAATTAACAACATACGTACTAATAGCCAAGGGTTTTGTATTCACTTCTAGAACCATTATTTTTTAGTGGTTAAAAAAGTGCTTAAATCATTTGCAATCTTCAAGTTCAATTGATGGTGCATTATTTAACATTTCCGTCCCGATTCCCGACTTTGAAAGAAACTTAGTTTACTTCGTAACTTTAGTTCGTAACTTTAGTTCGTAACTTTAGTTCGTAACTTTAGTTCGGACCTTTTCGTCCCAACTTCTGACTTTGTGAGAAATTTAGTTTACTTCGTAACTTTAGTTCGGAACTTTTCTTTCAAAGTTGTCACTTTGTAAGAAATTTAGTTTACTTCGGACTTTTCCGTCCCAACTTCTGACTTTGAGAGAAATTTAGTTTACTTCGTAACTTTCCGTCCCAACTTCTGACTTTGTGAGAAATTTAGTTTACTTCGTAACTTTTCTTTCAAAGTTGTCACTTTGAGAGAAATTTAGTTTACTTCGGACTTTTCCGTCCCAACTTCTGACTTTGTGAGAAATTTAGTTTACTTCGGACTTTTCCGTCCCAACTTCTGACTTTGAGAGAAATTTAGTTTACTTCGTAACTTTTCTTTCAAAGTTGTCACTTTGAAGGAAATTTAGTTTACTTCGGACTTTTCCATCCCAACTTCTGACTTTGTAAGAAATTTAGTTTAGTTTGTAACTTTTCCATCAAAGTTGTCACTTTGTGAGAAATTTAGTTTACTTCGTAACTTTTCCGTCCCAACTTCTGACTTTGAGAGAAATTTAGTTTACTTCGTAACTTTCCGTCCCAACTTCTGACTTTGTGAGAAATTTAGTTTAGTTGGTAACTTTTCTTTCAAAGTTGTCACTTTGTGAGAAATTTAGTTTACTTCGGACTTTTCCGTCCCAACTTCTGACTTTGTGAGAAATTTAGTTTACTTCAGACTTTTCCATCCCAACTTCTGACTTTGAGAGAAATTTAGTTTACTTCGTAACTTTTACGTCCCAACTTCTGACTTTGAGAGAAATTTAGTTTAGTTTGTAACCTTTCTTTCAAAGTTGCCACTTTGTGAGAAATTTAGTTTACTTCGTAACTTTTCTTTCAAAGTTGTCACTTTGTGAGAAATTTAGTTTACTTCGGACTTTTGCATCCCAACTTCTGACTTTGTGAGAAATTTAGTTTACTTCGGACTTTTCCGTCCCAACTTCTGACTTTGTGAGAAATTTAGTTTACTTTGAAAGTTTTTGGTTCTACTCAGGAGTCTTCTTCTTTTCAACCGTAACGTGTATTAAGACAGAATTTATTTCCCTATAGGGAAATAAATAGTAATTATACAGAAATAAGGTAATGGTAATTATACAGAACGGAAAAAGGTATCAATAGAGCTTTGAACGGCTTCAAGATCCAAATCCAGTTCATATTCTAGAACACGAGGTAAATCATGACGAATATATTTAATGAGACAATAGCCGTTGTTGACGTCTTGTTCGCGTGCCGAAAAGAGAATCTCATCAATTACTTGCTCAACAAGAGAACTATCCGTATCAAAAGTAAAAGCCAAATAAGGAGCTAAATTATCTTGTAAATAGGCTTTTGAGGAATTAATATTATTGGTTACGGTAAGCGAAGCAGCCAATGTAAAACTTCTCAAGGCTTCGGCAATCAAGGATTCTGAGACGTGTAAATGAGATGCTAAGTAAGGAACCATGTAGAAACCGTATTGTTCTTTCATATCTTCATCTTGTCCCATGACACTCTGGTAATCATTAAGTATGCTCTCAACTTTACACATGTTAAAGTTGGTAAGGTTTTGCAAGAAACTTGCCAAGTTTTTGTTAAATATGCTGGCTTTGAAAGTGTTCATTTCAGAAAGTGATTATTCAATTGAAAGTTTAATGTTGGAGAGAAAGTCGAATTTCGCCGAACGTCAGATCGTGCTTAAAATATCTTGAAGGTCTTTTTTGGCAAGTCTACATTGGTCAGTTCAGTTCCAATTGTGTTAATCATGTCAACGAACCATTGATAATAGACTTTTTGGTAGGTTTTATCAATGGCGGACATGAGAACTTTACCATTCTGAAATACGGTAATACTGACAAACTTATCCTTGTTCTTTTTTTGTTCGAGGTCGCTTTCAGCCACGTATTGAGCATAAGTAAGTATTTCTTCTTGGGGTTCGAGTGTTTTCCTGTCGTAAGTGATCTTTGTAATGGGCAAAGTTTCCAAGTTGTCTATGGGAATTTTCAACTTGACACCCATATTAGATATCAAGGGTGGTACAACGTAGATGGTATGATGATGTAAATAGTTAGAAAGGACCGTCCTATTGATTTTAAAGCCGAGATCAAAGTCTATATTTCTCATGGCTGATTTTATATAAATTACGAAAGGGGATGCTTCTGTATTTTCTAAAGAGAGGGAGAAGCATTCTGATAACTTTGACAGACGCCTTATTATAAGATCTAAACTGCATTTGACATCTGTTACGTGCTTACAGCCAGTTAGTTGAAAGACGCCATTCTTAAAGATTTTAATGTTCACTTTCTTTTCTACTTGAACCACTAATGTAATACAATTGAGAAAGTTCTTCCACGTATTCTTTTCCGTGCTGACTAGTTTTTTATGTTTTTTAGAGAAGCATTCACCCTTTTGAAGCATTTTATATTTGATGCAAAGTATCTGTTCGGTAAGTTGCAAGTGATTAAAGAATTTCATCAAATCAATGTTTTTTATGTTACTTCGAACGGTAAAAGTTTGAGTTGACACTTCGATCTTTTCAAAGTCCATTTTCTCTTTTATCGTTCATATGGATGCTATAAACTCATTTATTTGATTTTTAGCATTGCTTGGAGCTGTAGCTTTTTCTTCTCGGTTTGGACAGAGGACTTTGGCAAAGTTTGAATAGGAACTGGTTGATGAGTGGTGGGGAAGCTTTTCACCGTATCAAAGTAAGAATAGGTTTTATCTCCGTAATGGTCATCGACAAACTGAAAGAAGCGAACAGACTTTTTGAGCGGAACGTGTTTAGTCTCTTGTTTAGTCTCTTGTTTAGTCTCTTCTTCTTCAAAAGTGAACTGAATAATAGGGTCTTTTTGTAAAATGGACTGATTAATCTGTTCCTGGTCTATAATTAAACGATCATTTTTTAAAACTTTAAAAGTCCCAATGTTGAGAATATCGCCGTTAATGTTTTTAATTTCAATATGCACATTAATGCCAAGGCATGGATTGCAATTAAAAAGAGCGATTTTAAAAGGACCAGTGATATTAAATCCGTCCTCAAATGTCAAACAAGTGTTGTTTTCGTCTAAAAGAGCGACAATATATTTATCGACCGATACTACCATTTTCATAGAGATGCTTCAGTATTTTTAAGTAACATTAGACTTGAGAGAATTGAAAGAGGGCATTAATTTGGATGTCAGGATTAGGAGGCGCCGATGGGCTAGTATCGGTTAACATGGTCTGAAAAGTCTCTCCTGTCGGTAGATAGACACGCATCCGAACTGTACTGTCTAGACGAAAGCGGATGGTCTGTGTCATGTCGTCACCTTTCAATGTCAAAAAGTGAAGATCGTGTCTATGGTCTAGATCGTACATGGACGCCCGAAAAAGGGCTTTAGTAGCGTTCGGATTGTTAGAGTATATGTTGTTTATTTGGGAAGCAATTCCTTCGTTGGTCAGTTCGACGTAGTAATAGGGTTGATACGAGGTACTTCCACCATTGCCGACTAATAAAACCGTATTAGGAATAACTAAACGATTAAGTTTAATTTCATAGGCAGGTGTATCCTGAGACGAAGTGTATTTCCACGTCAAAGGATTAACATTGTCATAGCCGAGTTGAAGCAGTTCTAGTTTTAGCCCAACGGGCGACATGGAGAAAGGCGGACTAACAGTGGCCACACTCGTCTGTTGATTGAATTGAACAATATTTCTAGTTTCACCCTGAGGAGGAATTGGCGTCCCATTGTACACGGTTTCGGGAATTCTAATAAACCAGTTTTGCAGTGAGGTAGTAATACCGGGCAAAAGGACTTGATTACTAGTTGATCCGACTCCAGCCGTGGCTATGTAGTTAGGTACAGCATTTCGAATCGAGTAATTATGTGTTGATAACCAGGGACCGACATTATTAGGAATAGACAAAAGACCAGTGGCACTATTATACGAGCTAACCTGTCTCGCCTGGTTTAAACTCTCATTGTAAACATATTTGCCAACATAGCTCTGTTCATTAGCTGACCCATTAGGAACGAATAAAAGCAACTCGTTCAATGACAGATCGGTCGGATCATTAATGGTAATCATGTCGCCCAAGGTAAATGGGACGCGATCAACCAAAACAAGTTGGGCCCGATTGCTTCCTAAATACGTATAAGACTTGATTCGAGACGTTTGTGAAGACACGGTCCATGTTACCGTTGCGGCTCGATAGTAGTTTAAAGTGCTCTGTAAAAGATCGGGCAAGACAGCCCACACTTCTAGAACCGTCTCATGTGAATTGATCGGTCCAGAAGAGTTGCCTATAACTTGACAGTTGATAAAAGTACTACCCGGTAATGAGATGTTAAATAGATTACTTGTCCAGGCGACAAGTGGAATGCCTACACATACTGGATCAATCATTTGAGATCCGGTATTACGTCCACTCTGTGAGAAAGGGACGGCAAACTCTCCCGGTTGAGGCCATGTGTTTCGATCTCGATAAGTAGAATCAAGTTCAAGATAATATTTACCCATTTTATTTTCCTATTTTTAATGCTTTAGAGCATTAGAAATAAGTGACATGATAAAGTTACATATGATCGGGAACGTCAAAGCTTTCGGGCATGCGAAATTTAACTTTCAGTTCGCGACATCTTTCAATATGCGCCAAGTCCAATTCTTGCACATGACCGTTACACAAATAGCCCACGACCACTAAAGTATCAGTATCGTCCGAATCACAATCGTCACAGACCAAATCGCCGTCAATCACTTTATTGTTATATTCGTCAATTTCAGCCACTACATGGATTTGAGGAGTGCTAGTTGGTAATCTTGCTTGTTGCTTCTTGCCTTTGGGACTCTTATTCTTTTCAATTCCAATTTCTCTCTTTTTGGGCTTGACAGGATCAGCTTCTTCACACACGACTTGTCCCATGCGTGTTTCATACTCTTTTAAAACCTCCATTAGACTGGCTTTATTGCCAGTTCGAGACAGGCCTCTTTCCTTGTTCAAACTTCGCAAATCGGCCACTTTCATCTTGTCAATGCTGGAAAAAATAATAGGGGTCTGTTGTTGACGAGATAACTCGTCTCCATTACGATCAACTTCGCTAAACACTTCAGGTGTTTTTAAACTCTTCTTGCCTGTACTGGGCGCTTCGGCCCCTGGCAAGACGGCAACTTGGCATTCAAAGTACTCGTCCCAACACTTTTCAACAGTTTCCAGTGATATGTTACACTTTAGACTTAGTGCTTGAAAGAAACCAGAGACTAGCTCTTCTTTAATGACATTTATAAACTTGCATGTATTCATTTTGTCACAGTTTTGTACTTGTTTAAACTGATCCACCTGATGAAAAACTCAAATTATAAAATCAGCCAAAGAGGATTTCATTCGATGACACTACTTTGATCACAAGACACCGATTTATATTCCGAACAAAAATATAAATCATGTAAGAGAAGGTTTTCTAGTCCGACCTGGGCTCTTCCACGGCCTTAGGGTCTTCCACGGCCTTAGGGTCTTCCACGGCCTTAGGGTCTTCCATGGTCAATGGGTCCTCAATGTATTTCATGAAGCCTTCGAGCGATGTCTCTTCGGGAATATGGGCGGCTCGACGACTGTCCATATACTTTTTAAGGAACTTTTCTTCAAATTCAGGATGCTCTTTTTTAGTGTTAATCAGCCATTGACAGCAGTTGCGCATAAGATTCTGGCAATCTATGGCCTTCTTTTGGCACTCGACGACCGTGTATTTCAAATGCGCCAATTTCACTCTTTGTTCAATGTATTTATCTTGATCGTCTTGCTCTCCTTTCTCTACGTCGGCTCGGAGACGAGCTTCTCGCTCTTTAATCTCTTCAATCTCCCGTTGCTCCTTTTTACGTTTCTCGGCCACATTTTGCGACAGGGTATGTTCTACTTGTGATTTTAGATCGACTTCAATGGTCTCATCGGCAAAACCCTCGGTAACTAGAGGGAAAGGCATTCCCATTTCACATGTGAAAATGGAATTGGCAGAGTCGACCTCTTCAATTATCTTTCGAGTGCGAGCTTCAGCCTCTTCCAAGGTGTAAAAAGAGCCTCGTATTTTACCTACTCCTTGAATTACTGATTTACGCGATTGCAAGGCTAAAAGTTCCTTCTGAAGATCTTCGGATAGAAATTCTGGAAGCTTGTTTAAAAACTTGTCCATGGCATAATCTGGCAAAAGCATGTAGGAGAATAAGGCGTACTTGTGATCTTCACGGTGGAGCGGATCGCGAAACTTTCGATTTACTCTGGGGAAGTGGTCGGGTGTTTTGGCCAGAGCAGCATAGGCGCTGGTGACTTCACTCTCAGTCAAAGTTGGGGTTCCACTCTGGTTTTCCTGTTTAAAAAAAGACATTTTTAAACAGGTTTCCTTATTTCTTAACCTGATTTGTTTAGGGAAAAAAATTAATCGGATAACAAAATGAGTAATTCAAGTGGTATTTTAGTATTCTTTTCAGTCATATTGTTTTTGGGAGCGGGTGTCTGGGTGGTTCAAAGCATTAAAAGTCCGTCCAGCAATGAAGGCTACTCCGGTCCAAGCAGCAATTACGCTCAACTAGGAGGTGGCTACAATACACAGCTATTCTCGCCTTGCGTAGCTAAAAGGTGTGCTGGCGGTCCTTACATGTACACTTCCAATCCGTATTTGCAAGCCGTGTGCCAAGGGGTGACCAATTCCGAGCTGGCATCTGTTTCGTGCGGACGCGCTTTCCAAGGACGCCCCGTAAGATTTGACTATTCCTCCTTGTCGAACGGCGCTTGGGACAATGCCTTGTGTAATACGAGTGCTGGATGCGGATGTTCAACATCTCAATGCGTCCTGTAAATGAGGAAGGAAGGTAAAAATTCTCCTATGAAGACACGTTTAAAGACACGTTTAAAGACACGTATTGTCAGTGAAAAAACATGAACTCTATCAACTATATTGAGATAATGAACGAGTACTGTCTGGAAAAAAATATAGACGGACCAGATTATAAAGTGGTGTCTCGAGACGGGATAAACACTAACACGGTCTTTACGGTGGCATTATATTTTCAAGGAGAGACGTTTACAGCGTCAGCTACCAGTGTCCGCTCTGCCGAACAGCAATGTGCTTGTCAAGCGGTCGACGTCTTCGACATCATGTCCTACCTGAAAATGAACACTACTTGTGTCAAATACAAAATTATCGAAGTGGAGAATGTGTTAAACGATGTTTGGCACCACAAGACCGACACTATATTTATCATTTTGAAACAGATGCGGAATCGGGAGCAAAGTTTTAAAAAGCTACAGCTAAAAGTTGAAAACATGCAAGATTTACTACATTAAAAGAAAGTAACTCAATATGATAAACCAGATGTTTGGACAGCGTCTTCAAAACTTGTTTGCCTTAATAGATCAAGATGATGACGTTAAGGTCCAGTTGTCACTTTATGATCAGATCTTGGACCTGTTACAATTAGACAAGGAACTGTTTGCCTCATTAATCAAAGATGTGACTTGTACGGTTGAAACACTTCGTCGAAAGAACAGGGTGACAGTGAGTCCATCGAAGGTAAGCCCGCTGCGGGCTTTACGTCCTAACAATGGACGCATTGTCCCTCGTTTGGTTCGAACCGTTTACACTGATCCGCAAAATGTCCACGTGTTAACTGGTGAAACGATTCGAATCGCTCTTCTCATATTAGAGGACCAGAAAGCAACATACCAAGGTCGTCCATTTGATCATCCTTTTTTCGACAATATTGAATTAGCAGATACTTACCAGGGTCTGTCTGTCGTTGACTTGTTTGCTTCAATATATCATTACATTCAGAACAGTTTTCATCGTGACGAGTTGATGAAACGCCTGCATGAAGAGTTAAATGAAGCGGTCGGCACGTGTCTTTCCGGACACGTTAGCCGTTTGATCAACTCACTACGAGGTTTTAGCAACGGTCGTTACGATATACAGATGGACTCTTTCGAGGAAGACAAGGCACGTCTTTACCATGAATTGAATCAGCGCCTGAATTGGCAAACAGTGGACACAGGGATGCATCAAGTCCAAGAAATCATCAATAGTGGACAAGTTCATCTACCAGAAACAGAAATTACTTTACGTATTTTGTCCGAATATACACAATGTCAATGGAGATTTAGGAAGGCTCGGTACGAAGTTAGACCCTAGTCACGAAGTTAGACCCTAGTCACAAAATGATCTCTTAACGTATCGAGTCTAATATGTATTTATTGTAAATTTTACGATTAAAACAATCGTAAAATACTGGCCATTTAGCAACTTGCCACCTTTAAAATACTGGCTTTGATTTCACTCGAAAACTGTTTTCTGTTCAGGGAATTTTCTAATATTCTAGCATTTAACGAACGAATCTCTTCTTTATACTTGTTATTCTTTTCATTTAGTAAATCAATACATTGCTTCAGATTAGTGTTTTGCTCTTGATACAATAGTACTTTTTCTTGTAAAGTACTAATTTCGTGATTTATATAACGCTTAGCTAATAAGGACATTTTAATGTATGGTATTTGGTGCTTTTAAACTGTTCCAAGGTATTAGTAGTGATACATGGTCAAATTAGGCGAGAATGACGCGGAGTTTAACACGAGATGTGTCCCAGTTGTTTTGCACGATCAAGGTTTCGAGAAAGGTGCGATCTCGTTCATTGAGGGCTGCTATCAGGACTTCGGTGGATTTGCCGCGCTTCATTGCTGGGAACAGGAGGCTGTAAATGCGACTCTCGTCCATTAAACGAAGCAGGGGACACATGCCTGTCGTGCACTTATCATTAGTCCAAGCTAGTCCGTAACGTTCGGCTAATTTGGACAGTTGATCATTTACAGCTGTATAAGGATTAATCAGGATTTGCATATTGTTATTCTAAACACTGGGTTTCACTTAAACTGATGTTCGTGATACTTTTCAAACATTTTTTCCAAAAGGGTGGCTATTTCATCGACGGACAGGTAAGGATACTTGTCCTGTAGTAAAAGCTGATGTTTTTGGTTGAAGCTTCGTTTAGCGTAAAGCAGTCTATACTGTTGGTAGGTTTCTGAATTGACTTTCTTGTGTTCTTGCCATTCCCGTCCCATCATGACAAAGAGTCGTGATGTCGGCAAGTAAGGATTTTCTTTCATCAAAGTGTTAAGTCTATCCATTACGAAGAGGATGTAAGGGGACCTTTTTCTCTTTTCAGGATTTTTAAGCTTATCATCACGATCAAACTTAATTTTGAGAAAGGCTTCCTGATTGTCGGGGAGACACCAAGTGTCAATTAGTTCTGCATGTCCGACTCTTTTCAAGAACTGTATAACAAAGGCATTATGTTTCTTCATCGTGTTTTTCGGCTTCTTGTTTTAACTTTAGGCTATTTTGAATAGCCGTGTCCTTCTTGACACGTTTTCGTCGAAACGTGTCGTCGATCGAGTCGCAATCCTCATTGGACTCGTCTGACGCGTTGAAAGAATTGGCTCGGTGCAGGCGGTCCTGGCGATTACGCGACGGCATCTGAACAAGTTCTTCATCGGAGGAAGAGCTGCTAGAGACGTCCAAGAAGCGGAGCACTTCTGCCTCCCGCTCCTTGTCGAATTGCCAAATACCTCGGTTCTTTATGTACTTTCCTTGAAATAAGTCTTCAAGGTCGACATGGTCCTTATCGCCTTTTATGTACACATAGCCGCTTTTGCTAGTGCCGCTGTCCATTTTACCTCTATCTGTCATTTCATAAATTACTTTGTCTCTGTAGAAACTTGAATTTACCTTTAAAGTAAGGAGGTGTTGTTGACAAACAAATGGACCAATTAAAGAAAAGGTGTATTGAATCATATGAAAATGGGATGCCAATTATAAGCGATGCCGAGTTTGATTCAATCTTTGAAGATAGATCATTGTTTGACATTCCTGGTCTGGCCAGGTATCGATCAGAGAAATTACCAGTCTGGGTTGGATCGCTTAACAAAGCTCGCGACGATAAAAGTCTTCAGGCATGGCTTCATCGCCTCAAGGGATCGGCCACGACATTTGTCGTGTCGGGCAAGTTGGACGGTATCAGCGCCGTATTTGAATACGACGAAACGGGAAAAGTGGCCATGTACAGTCGCGGAGATGGGATGCGCGGATGTAACCTGTCGTCGTTTATACCACTGTGCGGTGCGCGCGTCCTGTTAGGACAGGGATTTCGGTCCAAGGGTTTGATTCGCGGCGAACTGATCATGAAAAGAGAGACATTTAAAGAACGGCACAGTACATTGTTCAGTACGGCTCGCAATCTGGTGGCTGGACAGTTTAATCGTAAAAGTCTCGACCATGACATTCTGGCCGATATCTGTTACGTGCCATATGAGATTATTAGCCCTGACCAGCATCAGCTCTGTCTAATCCAACAGCTGGCCTTGCTTAAAAAATTAAATTTACCCACTCCTCCATTTAGAATCTGTTCTCGCCAGGAGTTGACGCGAGAACATCTCAACACCATCTTGGACCATTTTACCGAGGAATCACCCTACACCCTGGACGGACTTGTCATCTCCGTAACAGGTCCCTATGAACGTAACGAAGGTGGCAATCCATCGTATGCCATCGCCTTCAAACCCTCTTTACAAAGTACGGCTCTCGTGGCTGTTGTCGATCACATTGAATGGAACATGAGCCAGTGGGGTATTTATATTCCCGTAATTCACATTCAACCCGTGTTTATAAATGGTATTTTCGTTACCAGATTTACAGGACACAACGCCAGAAATGTCGTCGATAATCAAATCGGTCCTGGTGCGCAAGTACTATGCATGCTTTCGGGGAATGTCATTCCTCACGTGGTCAAAGTGTTGACGCCGTGGACGGAACCAATCACCTTGCCCAGCTCTATCTGGAGTGGCGTTCATCTAGTTAGAGACGGCGAGGAGGATTTGTCGGATGAAAAAACCATTCGCATAAAAGCCATTACCTCCTTCTTGACCAAAGCTTCTTTCAATAATGTGAAAATTAAGACGGTAGAAAAGTTATACGACAAGTGTGGAATTAAAAATCTTGTCAACTTGTTGCAAGCAAGTGAAGATGAAATCCGTTCAGTGTTTCCAGGCCGACAAGGTTATAATATCTGGAATGAGTTGAGTCGAATAAAAGTCACACCTATTTCTGTAAGTAAATTTCTAAGTGCTAGTAGCAGTTTTGGCTATGGAATGGGAGAGAAGAGAATGGACACTCTGTTACAAGTGCCCGATTTTCTCTCCGTTAAACCAAGCATTGATCAAATGTTGACACTGGCCGGTTATTCTCGTGTTCTCTCTCAGCAAGTACACGACAACTACGAAACGGCCATGCAATTGCTACAACAATGCTCAAAACTCATGAACATTCAACAGTACGAGCCTTTAAATTTGACAACACCAAGTACTAAAAGCTTACGTGTTTGTCTTTCCGGTTTTAGAGATGACACCTTGGAAACTATCTACACCATAGTCACTCGAGTGACTAAAAACACGGACATGCTTATTGTCAAAAGCTTGGACGAGGGTTCGTTAAAAGTACAGACGGCTCGGCGTTTTTCCATTCCTATAAAGCTGCGTGAGGAAGTGCTGGCATCATCATAGGCTGATAAAGTTAGCATTAGCCTTTAAAGACCAACTTAAAAGTTTTTACTTTACTAACATATTGGCCAGTAAAATAAAAACAGCTTATGCGTACTTGTCCGACTCTAAAATTGAAGTTTCGTCTTCTACAAATATGTCTAGTAAATCAGATGCACCAATGTCCAATATGAGTGATATACTCGATAACTACAGTGAAAAAGCTTCCATGGAGCACATTTGCCCAGTGGAAGAAGACTCTGATTCCTTTTATGACGATGACGACTGCAGTGTCTCAAGTTACGATTCCATCAAGTTACTTGATCGCATTTCCAGTTTTCAAAATACAGCCAAGTGTACCAGACATTGGGACGATGATGAAGAAGAAGAGTTCTCCGAAGACGAAACAACTGGAGAGGAAGATAAGGAACAGGACTATGAAACCTATCTTAGATCTCTCAATGAAAAATACGCTGATCAACTCAACGGCCTTTCGGCTATTTCCGACAAGCTCAACTGGTTGCAAAAGGTGTCACCACCTCTTAAAACCATGGACGTGGAAAATTTTCCTGAACTACTTACCAATCTCATTAAACCAGTCAATAGAGAGAAACAGTCGCCCATAAAATTCGGTCCATTTCGTCCTGCTGACCATATTGAAGTCAAGATTGGGGAAAAGACATTTATTGTCACTCGTAAAGAAGCCGAACCGAAGACCATTTGCAAATTTATGGCCATGGGCAAAGTGTGCGCCTACGGCGATAAATGTAAATTCTCCCATGTTTTGGACACTAAAAAGAAGTGGTGCAAAACAGTCAAGAACGGGGAAATTTGCCCATTTGGTGACAAGTGCAAATTCCTTCATCTTGAGACAGAAAACTTAAAACCCAATTGCAAGTACTCGAAGAATTGTAACAATCCACGATGCACTTTTATTCACCCTGAAGGACGCACTATTAAACCAGCTGTACCAAAACCTTTGACGGTAAGCGACACGAGTCTTACACAGAGAATTAAAGAACATGTGTTGAACGAAACACTCAACTCTGCCAAAAGCGGCCAAAGTAAGAAGTTGTGGCTATGCAAGAACATGTTCAAAGTGACCAGCCAAGGCATTGAAGAGTTGAATAGCTGCAAATTTGGAAACGCCTGCATATACGCCCATAATAAGGAAGAGATTAGTCAAAATGTTGAAGTTTGCCGATTTGGCGAGAAATGCAATGCCGTAGTCATAAACTTTATCAACAAGGGTGACGGCAAAGTTCGCCGTTATGAAAATAAGGAAGATGCAGTACGCAAATGCATCCGTCTTCATCCCAAAGAGAGACTCATAGACTTTATCAAACGTGTTCAGTAATCATTCAAGGAGCCATGTTTCATTTCTAGTCTTAGTCTATATAACCACCTTAGAATTGTAGAGGATTCCGAGACTCCTATAGAACCCGTCTCTAGTTGGAATCCCGGCATAAAAAACAATAAAATCTCATCACATAAAAATGTGCCGAGATTGTTAAAAAATGAAGACTCGTCTCATAGAGTTTATAGATGCACTTCTCACCGTTTTCGAAGACTATGAAAGTCTAGATTGCAGTCTAATTTCAGACTCGGAAGCGGCTTCCGCGTCGCCTAGCCGAAAACTGGCAGCCCCAAACTCTTCATCAAGCACCATCTCTAGCCACGCCAAAATCCTCTATAAAAGATTAATCTACTATCGTCATTATGTTAACAATGTCTTGGAGGAGGACACCATTAATCGTGCCATGAAAGACTTTTTCACCGACCCGGTCGTGATTAAACAGATTGAAGGAGAAGATGTCCGTTTAATGCACGGTACCGAGATGGAAGAGGACAGTCACTCCTTATGGCGCTTATGCTCTCCTAGAAATAAAACAATAATATGGAAATGGGTTCGATTATTCATGACTGCTTTCATTCAAACTAAAGAATAAGGCATCGGGTAATAAAACATGGACCGTAAATACTGCGCCTTCTTGTATTCCAATTATTCACAAGCATCGATAAACGCACTAAATTACATTAAAAATCTGCCTTTTGACTTTGCAACCGTGACGGGTTTAACCTTGGTCTGTGTCGACAATCCCCTTTTCAAAGAGATGCTCTTAGCCAACGACATTGAACATGTTCCCGTTTTACTGGTCGAGTACTATAATGGATTGAAACAGAAGTTGGAAGCCGATTACTTGTACATGTGGATTGACCAGGTTGTTAAAGCATTACGCTTTGAAACGCCTCAAGCTCCTCCTGTAGTTGAACTTTCCGAACCGGCTACGGACAGACGCACCGTTCTATCCGATGCTCCCATGGCTGTTCAAACAAATCCCTCCTTCAACGATGATCACACTCCTTCAATAACAGAGAAGAGGAAAAGTGGCAAAGTCGACATTTCCGCTCTGGCCTTGGAGATGCAAAAGAGTCGAGAAATTGACATGAAAAACCTTCCCAGACCGGACCAGTCCTGATCTGTGACCAAGTTAACGAAAAGTAAAACTTGATTTTGTCATTCTGGCCAAACGTCATAGCTGAAAGCAAACATGAATCAGTTGTTCATAAGGGAAAACATCTGCGTCGAGTCAAAGTACTTGGATAAAAATATTCTTCAGCATATTGAAAGACAGGTTAGAGCTGATAAGATTAAACAGTGCACTAAAAAGCAGGGTTTTATTCGCGAAGTGTCCAACTTTACCATCTTCTCCTCAAAGATTTCAATGGCCGACTGTAATAATGTATTTAATATCGAGTACCAGGCAATGTGCATTAAGCCGACCGTGGGTGTCGCTTACCAAGGTTCCATCCTTTTCTGTCAAGGTTCTCGTATTTTCTTCAACATTGACAATCTGTTTCAAATCCTCGTAACCAATGGCATTCGACTAGAACCCATGGATAACATTAAAACCCCGTATACTTTTGAAAAGTGTAAGTGTATCATTGACGGCGACGATCATCAAACCCTTATCGATCATATTCGCATTGACGTGGTCGAATTCAAGAATGGAAACTTTATTTCACTCGGATCACACGTCCACTGAAACAATTCAATTCAACTTGTCAACATGACAATTTGAATTACTCTCATCCACGGCTCCTTTTATAAGAGGCAAAATGACTACTTTTAACAACAAGATCGTATACGCTAACACGCTACTGTTCTTAGAAAGACGGGGTTTTGAGATGATTGAGTATACCGAGGCCGACAAGAATGGCGCTAAACCGAGAATGCTGGCTAAAAGTCGAGACACGGACCAGCTACTTTCCGTATTCTTTGTGGAAAACTCTAAAGTCACCATACAAGTTATTAAATCAATCCTGTCGACCCTGGTGCCAACATGCCACCATATTGTCATTATGTACGCCTATTCATTAACACCAGATGCACGCCAAATCATATTCACTCAAACTGACATTTTCCGCTTTGAAGTCTTTCATTTCGATGAAATGTCCTACGATCCGATCGAACTAGTCCCACTTCATCGTAAAGCCCTGGAAAAGCCTAAAGAGTGGATTAAACTTCCTCACATTCTCACTTCGGACATAGTTGCCCGATATTACGGCTTTCAGGCGGGAGATGTCATCATGATTTTAGAAAGCGGCAACATCACTTACAGGAGATGTGTTTAATTAATCATTAAAAATGACAGATATTTTTCTACATATATAAAATGAATAGAGAAACTTGCTCCAATATTCACAGTTTTTTCCAATTGAACCCTATGGTAGGAAGCAATCTGACAGTGCGCCAAAGAAAGGCAATGCACGATCAAATTGCCAAACGTTGTGACAAGTATAATGTCAAAGGAGTATTGCCACCTTGCAAGTACAGTAACGAGTTGCGCGATCCGGTAACAGGACGCTGCGAATCTCTCTCTCGCATGGCTAGTCTCCGTATGAGTCCAAGAAGACGGTCCCGTTCCCGTTCCCGCTCTCGACCCCGCTACAGTTATCGCCGCCTGTCTCCTCGTCGCGTTTCCGCCAAACGTCCGTACCGAACCGTGGAAGAGGTTGACATTTTAGAAAAAGATTACTATTAAACACCACCTTAATTAAAACTGGACGCATTTCATGGACGCATTTCATGAACGCATTTCAATTGACCAAGATCAATTGAAATAAAAAAGCCTTTTTACTTTTTCAAGGCACCGTACGCCTTATCGTAGCTAAAGTAACAGACATTCTTCTGGGCATAGTTGCCGGGAATGCCAATACTATAAGCGGGTACCGTAGTGGCCGGCAGCGCTGTCGTGGTCTGTGGATTCTTGGTGCCCGTATGGGAAAAGAGAAAGTTTGTCAACTTTGTCAAATTATTGGCAGGATTGGCCTCATCGGGCAAGAATTGCGCTACCCGGTTACCGTTGCGATAGAGGATAATTTGCGGAACGTAATCAATAGGATGAGAGGTCTCAGCGGCCATAGATCGGATTTGCTGATTATTCTGATAGACGTCCATGAATTTGAAACTACATCCCTGTATCTGCTGTGACAGTCGATCAAAGGCCGGTTTAACATCTTTGCAGTAAATGCAGTCATTGGAGAAGAAGAAGACTAAATTGTAACCAGGATGATTGATGCACAACTCTCCCGATTTACTTACATAAAAGTCATTGGCTGTTAGAAACATTTTAAGAATTCAATCTTATTTTTAAACAGACATGCCCCTCTTAATCGAAAAATTGAGCCAGGTCGTCGTTAGAGCCTTGGTCGAGCATGACGTTTAGCAGTTCCTGTCTCGTCACGTTTAAACGGACATATTCCTTGAAAGCCTCTAAACCTTCATTTTCAATTATACTCCATAACAGGCTGTCTGGATGGGACGAGAAGGTGAATATATCGTCAATTACCACGTAATAGCCGTCTTGAGTAATAACCCAAACGGAAGGCGTAGAGAGAGTTATATCTCCTTCATTATACAACCCTAAATTCATTTGCATCAACTCGTTTACTAATTCATCAGGCATGGCTTTTACTAAGCGCGCTATACCTATTTAGCTACTTTACCAAGCATTCGAATCACAGGTCCTTCGGGCCACACCATACCCTCTACTCATCCTCATCCTCTTCAATCCGGCTTCGAGACTGTTTATCCTTTTTACTTTTAATATTGGACGAGTAGTCGTAAGAAAAGTCCATCAATTGGTAAATTGACTCTTTGGTGTACTCACCACTAATGGACTTGATTTCATTATCGGCAAAAGATATATCTGACGGTTTCAAAAGCTTGAGTAGCAAGATCAGCATGTACAGTCCGTATAGTAAATAACGTTCCTGGGCATGAACTGAAGCGATAGAAGCGTACTTTAGGAGAAGTTGAGCTTTCTCCTTCTTCTTCGTATTTATCCAATGGCTCTTACAGAGTTTAATTTCATTCTGCAAACGACTATACTTGTCCTTTTCCCATAATTTACTTTCCAGTTCCAGGCGAGCTTTATCGGTGTAGCGAGCCGGAATAATAAATTCTCCATTCGGTGTTAAAAGGACATGAATTACTTTACCCGTACTGTCTTGCTTCTTAAGAATAAAACCACCACCTTTCCCCAAAGAAAATTGTTGCAGTAGTTTGCACTTGTACGGTTCATTCGTATACTGTTTACTGCATTCAATGAAAAATGGATAAATATTCATTTTACTGAGGTAAATCTAATGTTTAAACATTAGATTTTAACATGACTGCTAATTATTTTCAGTATGATTGACGATGTAAAATCTCCAAGTAGCTTTTAGCTTTAAAAAAGCGATACATGCGCGTGTCGCCCATCTTCATCCGCTTAACAGCCACCCACTGTCTATAGCTGCTATCAACTTCGCAAATATAGTCATAGTTTTCAAAGAACGCATCGATAATCTTCATCTTTATCTTATCTGAGCGATTAAAACGAATATAGTTGACCAGATCGAAAAAATAGTTTTCGTAGCCGATATTCTCTTCAATAAATGTTAAAGTGCATTCCTCCTTTTCCAGTGCGTCTAAAACTATGAACGGAGCGACAGGACTAAAATATCCGTAGATCGAGTAAAAATCCTTAGAAAAAGCCGGATACTCTCCCTTTTCCAACACATAGGATATTTTAGCCGCTCGTGTTCCTAACCAGTAAAGTTTATTAACTGCCAATAAGAGTTGTTCATCCAAGTGTTTAAGGATGAATTCGTCTGCTAATCGTCTCATTTCTCTCTTGGCACTATATATTACTTTGTGGTCCTTTTTGTCAAGTAAAATAAGATGATCAAATAAAATGGCCAATCTCATGATGATTTTCACTATTGTTACCACTATAGTGACTATAGTTTTGACTTTCTTTGACATTGATCGCAGCATGTTTCTTAAAATGGCCAATGCCAAGACCATGATAAAAAGCTATTCAATGAAACCAAAGAATAAAACAAGAACCGTGGGTGTGATTAACTGTAAAGATGAACCTCTTAACGAGAAGACTTTAAAATCTATTCTGGATCAAAGTGTCCGTCTGGACGATCTGACAGTGGAAACCCGTTATCCAAAGGCTGTTGATTCCTCATTATCTAGCGTGCTGACGGTCCATGCACCCGGAACTGCCTGGCTGAGAGAACCTGAAAAAGACACACTTATTATCAATATTGAGAATGGACGAGAATATCCTTATGATTGGATTGAACGCACGTACGAGCGTGCGTCCGGGCAGGCGTCCGGGCAGGCGTCCGACCAAGTGTACCGTCAAGGAAACCTATAGGTATTACTTACTTGGGTCGATGACGCCCCGTATCTCATGGATCAAAGTCTCCGTCTTTTTACCCGAACTGGAAAGACCGACCGATTTGGCCAGCTTCTCCAGTACCATTTTGCTAGTGTATGTTTGAATGTGACTAGCCGGAATTTCGTGAATGCCTAAAAGCCAGAAAGCCTTATCGGCATCAATCGACTTGATACGACTGTTTTCATACAAATAACCGGTAGCCGCACGAATAATAGAATAGTCTCTTTCAGACAAATTAGTCTTGTAAGCATCAAATACCTTAATATAGTTTTGGCGTTTTCGACCCTTAAATTCCTCTTTGACAATATCTACTTCTTTAGTGCAAATATTTAAAAGTTCTTGGATTTTTACCGGATAAACTGGATTCTCTTCTCTCTGAGAGACAATAGGACGCACTGGAGACTTTTGTACCGGGTCCGTATTAGGCGTTTTACGGCTGGGTGATCGCGAGACAGATGGTTTTGGCCCGGACGCCTGCCCGGACGCCTGCCCGGACGCCTGCCCGGACGCCTGCCCGGACGCCTGCCCGGACGCCTGCCCGGACGCCTGCCCGGACGCCTGCCCGGACGCCTGCCCGGACGCCTGGTCGGTGGCCACAGAACGACATGAATCTGATACCCTTTTAGACTTGTGTTTAGACATGATTTTTTTGTCTTTAGTAATTTACTTAACTCAATTACCTCCCAGTCAAACAACTACAACCTAAAGATAATTCAAGGTGTGATACAACAGACGAGATTAAACTTATCAGATAAAGTTTAATTATACAACTAAACTAAATTTCTCTCAAAGTCAGAAGTTGGGACGTAAAGTTCCGAACTAAAGTTACGAACTAAAGTTACCAACTAAACTAAATTTCTCACAAAGTCAGAAGTTGGGATGGAAAAGTCCGAAGTAAACTAAATTTCTCACAAAGTCAGAAGTTGGGATGGAAAAGTCCGAAGTAAACTAAATTTCTCACAAAGTCAGAAGTTGGGACGGAAAAGTCCGAAGTAAACTAAATTTCTCACAAAGTGACAACTTTGAAAGAAAAGTCCGAAGTAAACTAAATTTCTTACAAAGTGACAACTTTGAAAGAAAAGTTACGAAGTAAACTAAATTTCTCTCAAAGTAACAACTTTGAAAGAAAAGTTACGAAGTAAACTAAATTTCTCACAAAGTCAGAAGTTGGGATGGAAAAGTTACAAACTAAACTAAATTTCTCACAAAATGACAACTTTGAAAGAAAAGTTCTGAAGTAAACTAAATTTCTCTCAAAGTCAGAAGTTGGGACGGAAAAGTCCGAAGTAAACTAAATTTCTCTCAAAGTCAGAAGTTGGGACGGAAAAGTCCGAAGTAAACTAAATTTCTCTCAAAGTCAGAAGTTGGGACGGAAAAGTCCGAAGTAAACTAAATTTCTCACAAAGTCAGAAGTTGGGACGGAAAAGTCCGAAGTAAACTAAATTTCTCACAAAGTCAGAAGTTGGGACGGAAAAGTCCGAAGTAAACTAAATTTCTCTCAAAGTCAGAAGTTGGGACGGAAAGTTACCAACTAAACTAAATTTCTCACAAAGTGACAACTTTGAAAGAAAAGTTACGAAGTAAACTAAATTTCTCACAAAGTCAGAAGTTGGGACGGAAAGTTACCAACTAAACTAAATTTCTCACAAAGTCAGAAGTTGGGACGGAAAGTTACCAACTAAACTAAATTTCTCACAAAGTCAGAAGTTGGGACGGAAAGTTACCAACTAAACTAAATTTCTTACAAAGTGACAACTTTGAAAGAAAAGTTACCAACTAAACTAAATTTCTCACAAAGTGACAACTTTGAAAGAAAAGTTACCAACTAAACTAAATTTCTCACAAAGTGACAACTTTGAAAGAAAAGTTCTGAAGTAAACTAAATTTCTCACAAAGTCAGAAGTTGGGACGTAAAAGTCCGAAGTAAACTAAATTTCCTTCAAAGTGACAACTTTGAAAGAAAAGTTACCAACTAAACTAAATTTCCTTCAAAGTGACAACTTTGAAAGAAAAGTTACGAAGTAAACTAAATTTCTCACAAAGTCAGAAGTTGGGACGGAAAGTTACCAACTAAACTAAATTTCTCACAAAGTCAGAAGTTGGGACGGAAAGTTACCAACTAAACTAAATTTCTCACAAAGTCAGAAGTTGGGACGGAAAGTTACCAACTAAACTAAATTTCTTACAAAGTGACAACTTTGAAAGAAAAGTTACCAACTAAACTAAATTTCTCACAAAGTGACAACTTTGAAAGAAAAGTTACCAACTAAACTAAATTTCTCACAAAGTGACAACTTTGAAAGAAAAGTTCTGAAGTAAACTAAATTTCTCACAAAGTCAGAAGTTGGGACGTAAAAGTCCGAAGTAAACTAAATTTCCTTCAAAGTGACAACTTTGAAAGAAAAGTTACCAACTAAACTAAATTTCCTTCAAAGTGACAACTTTGAAAGAAAAGTTACCAACTAAACTAAATTTCTCACAAAGTGACAACTTTGAAAGAAAAGTTACCAACTAAACTAAATTTCTCACAAAGTCAGAAGTTGGGACGGAAAGTTACCAACTAAACTAAATTTCTTACAAAGTCAGAAGTTGGGATGGAAAAGTCCGAACTAAACTAAATTTCTCACAAAGTGACAACTTTGAAAGAAAAGTTACGAAGTAAACTAAATTTCTCTCAAAGTGACAACTTTGAAAGAAAAGTTACGAAGTAAACTAAATTTCTCTCAAAGTCAGAAGTTGGGATGGAAAAGTCCGAAGTAAACTAAATTTCTCACAAAGTGACAACTTTGATGGAAAAGTTCCGAACTAAAGTTACGAAGTAAACTAAATTTCCTTCAAAGTCAGAAGTTGGGATGGAAAAGTCCGAAGTAAACTAAATTTCTCTCAAAGTGACAACTTTGAAAGAAAAGTTACAAACTAAACTAAATTTCTCACAAAGTCAGAAGTTGGGACGGAAAAGTTACGAAGTAAACTAAATTTCTCACAAAGTCAGAAGTTGGGACGAAAAAGTCCGAAGTAAACTAAATTTCCTTCAAAGTGACAACTTTGAAAGAAAAGTTACGAAGTAAACTAAATTTCTCACAAAGTCAGAAGTTGGGACGGAAAAGTCCGAAGTAAACTAAATTTCTCACAAAGTCAGAAGTTGGGACGGAAAAGTCCGAAGTAAACTAAATTTCTCACAAAGTGACAACTTTGAAAGAAAAGTTACGAAGTAAACTAAATTTCTTACAAAGTCAGAAGTTGGGATGGAAAAGTCCGAAGTAAACTAAATTTCTCTCAAAGTGACAACTTTGAAAGAAAAGTTACAAACTAAACTAAATTTCTTACAAAGTCAGAAGTTGGGATGGAAAAGTCCGAACTAAACTAAATTTCTCTCAAAGTCAGAAGTTGGGATGGAAAAGTCCGAAGTAAACTAAATTTCTCTCAAAGTCAGAAGTTGGGATGGAAAAGTTACGAAGTAAACTAAATTTCTCACAAAGTGACAACTTTGAAAGAAAAGTTACGAAGTAAACTAAATTTCTCACAAAG